CGGCTATACGAGCATCCAATTCTAGTGGCGAATTAATATACTTAGTGTATGGTGATTCTAGCTTTGTGCGCATGCCCTTCATGGGCCCAGCTGTGACATCGCGGTACTCTGGCCCCTGTCTTAGCGCACGAAAGCCTCCTCCGATACTGGCGTGTGTGAGCTCGTGTTTTAGGGTTCTTTGCGCGGTATCGATATCGTCGTCTCGCTTTATCGCGATTACCGGATCTCCGGGGCCGAATACTGTCATACCGTGCGTGGTGCTATTATCCTCAGGCTCGTTGTAATTGCCTCTAACACCGGAGGTTTCTGGAGGTGGCATCTCGGCTGTGCGCACTACGTCGATCTTGTGCTCTAGCTGCTTAGGTGTCCACGATTCAAAGTCGGTGGTTAGCGGGCTGTGTTCCCCTAATCGCTTCTGCGCTTGCTCTACTGCTTGGTCGTACTTATCCCCATAATCAGCGCTAATTTCCGTCTTAAGGTCGTGTTGCTCTACTGGGTAATTCTCTCTTAGTTTTTTGCGTGGATCTGCTAGTAGTGTGCCTAGCGCATAGCCGCCCAGGCCGCCTACCATACCGCCAGCACCGGCGCTCATTATACGATCAGACCATGTCATGCCTTTCTTTTTGTCGCTTGGGCTGGCATTGAGTGCGCCAAGTAAAGCGCCTGTAGTGCCGCCTACTAGTGCGGAGTGTATCCCAGGTGAATCGAAGTCTAGCGCCCACTTTACTACCTTTTCATCTTGAGATGAAATTAGCGCAGAGTACGCCACCTTTGTAGTGTCCTCTAAGTCTTTATCCATATTAGGTTTAGGCTTATCTATAATGAGGCCGTAGTGATCGGTTTTTGTGCCGCCAGTAGTGTCATCTTCCTGGTCTTTCCACCGGGACAGGAACTCAGGTATAGCCAGATGTCCTATCTTATTGCCGAGTGCAGGATCGCGGAAGTATACGTTGTCCTTGTCATACCCTATAGCATTGAGGTAATGGCCTGATGCGCGCTCGTCATAATCTTTCTGCTCTCCCCATGCTTGCATATTGATTATAACTGCTTTGCCTATATCGAGCCGCGATTTAAGCATATCCCAAGTCATAGGCTCTTCTACATGGGCCGGAATACCAGCTTTATGCGCAGCAGTTTCGAGGTTATCTGGGGTGGTCCCAGTGTCCTCGTCGGTATGCGCCATATCGGCTATTTGGTCTTCCGATATGTCCTTGTTGTCGCTTTCGGCCACAGAGGCAAGCGCACCAGGGCCACAAGTGTAATCTGTCTCCTGTCTGTGGCCGGGTAGGTCTACCTTAATTGGGTCAGAAGATGCCTGTAAGTACTTCCCACCGGTCTGCATTTTCATTCCACCGGGCTGTAATTGCGGGAGCATCGGTTTTCTGGCCGGAGGAGCCAATAAAGAGTTAGTTCTGGCTCCAGCTATGGTCGACGTACCAGTGTTCACCCCAGGTCGAGACCCTAAAAGCATGCGCCCTGCTGCCATGATATTCGCTATGTTGGAGAAGCCTTTTCCGGCTTGCGGCTGCATAGCACGACCGGCAGCTTGAATTGATGCAGTAGCTTGTGGAGGCTTACTACCGAGTGTGTTTTGTTGCGCCTTCACCACAGGCTGTTTTGGTTGCGGCGGGGCCACTGTACCTGAAGTAGGAGATAGCGCGCTTGCCGAGCCAGGCGTGGTACCTTTAAGCGTAAGCGCAGACTGCATGGGGGCCTTAGCTAGCGGGCTAGCATTTAGCGCCGGAGCTTTAGCCGCAGTAGGCAATGCGCTTACTGTTCCAAGGCTCGCTCCTGGGCTTTTGATTGCGGTAGTAGATTGCGAACTCTGATTAAGATCTTGTGCCATTAGTACTCCGTGGAATGTGTAGCTATTAGTTTACTAAAAGTGCGGAGTGGCTGATAGCTAAAAACAAGCGCCCGTGCTGGGCAATCTTTGACGTCTCCACTGTATAATGCCATGATAGTGCCTCATACTTGATGTCTGATAGCTAAAAGAAAAACTATACCGAGCCGCCCCGACGAGGGACGGCCCAGTATAGCTGCATCACTGTCACACAGTGATTCAGTCCCAGCCTTTCAGCTGGTCCTCCTTTTCCGTAGGAGCCTCAAGGGCTTGTAAGGCCCCCAGTACGGTCACGGACTTTACGACCTGTGCCGGATCCACTCCTTGGATCACCAAGCGGCACGCCGATATCTTATCGGCGTACGTTACGCCCCACTATTGGGTTTAGGCTCCCACTGATGTCGCGACCACCTACGAGGGGGTCACGGTCACTCGGTGCGCCTCATCAGGCGACTCCACTACGTAGATGTCTTTTTCGACTTTGACCACCAACCACTCGTAGGTCATGTTAGTTGTGTCCCACTTACTCAGGGCTCCCCTGATTGTGTAGGAACTGACCACTCCCTGCACTTCTCCATCCAGCGCTATTGTGTAGTCTCGTGGCGCCTTAGCGAACATCGCCCCAACCGGATGGCTGAATCCGTTGAATTCAACCCCTGGTTCGCCCACCTCCATATTGGACAAGTCGAGCTCCTCGGCGTTAAAGCCGAGAAACTCCACAATGTAGTATGTCGGGTGGTCGTCTGGGGCGTCCTCTACTGAGAAGGACGCTGTTGCAATCCCGGCAAATATGCCGGATGGTAGGTATTGTCCCTCTCCGCGCCATGTCCGACCTTCGTCATTGTCCACTACCACTATCGGGAAATCGTATCGCATCTGAGTCTCCTTTGCCGGTGTTAAATCGGCTGAAATGTGTAGTCGTATCGTGACTCTAAACGCCGCCGAAAGGCGGACTAACGTACCAGAATAGCGCCTGGGCCTCGAACCCAGATCTACCACGATGGAGCATTGCTCGATCGTTTTGCGCTATTTTTGTTTTTCACTTCAAGGGCTCTACTGCTTTGGTGTAGATCCCTAGAAGTAACATACTCGCCCATAGCGCGCTGAGCGCTACCAGGCAGTACGTTCCGGTCAACAGGGGTACGCTCAGAACGTACCCCATTACCTTCTCGTAGAGTTCGACGGCAGGTGGCACTTCCTGCTCGGCCTGATACCATGTGCCCGGTATCATACCTATTAGTAGAGCAGCGAACCCCAGCACTAGGGACCAGAGCAACCCCATGAGATGCCAGCCCCACAACCGTTGTAGAAGCATCATACCAACGCCCCCCCTCTCACGTGTACTAGGCACGTGATCTCATACCAGCCCGCCTCGGCCATGAATTGCACTCGAAGCGGGCCTTGTTGCACCTGCTGCTTTGGCGCACTCTTGGCGCATGCTACTAGAGTTGGCAGCTCTTCCACATAGAACTGCCTTCCCCCTGGCTTGTACCAGTTTAGCAAGAACTGGTACGTTTTTTGGTTTTCTGACAAGAGTCGCAATCTCTCGTCGACATACCAGGTTTCATACGCCTGGATGTGGTCTCCGGTGCTCTCAAGCCGCCACTCCTGATACCATTCCCAGGCGTAGCCTAGGAATATCAGGGCCATCGCCACTGCGGCAATGGCGAGGCCAGTACAGGTGTAGGCTATGACGCCTACGAGCGTCCACATTAATGAATCGGGAGTTTGCGCCCAATGTCGCTGCTCGTCCCACCACGCTCCTAGCAGTACCGGGATGCACATAACAAATCCCGTCAGCAGTATGAATACCCCAAAGTCTGCCACTCTCTGGAGTGCTGTACCAACTTTGTTCTCCTCGTACTCGACCATGTTTGTCTCCTTTTGTTTGCCCACTGTTGACTATCCGGACCTCCCGGACAGTCAACAGCGAGCGGATTGAAGTCGCCCTTTTAGTGGGTAGGCTAACCCGTTTGACTACAGTTCCTCGGCGTCGAGCTCCTCGTCGCGGAGGGCGTCGACCGCCGCCCGCTCGTCTTCTTCATCCTGCCGCGCCTGGCAGGTTGGGCAAAATTCCGGCCAGTCGCCTTTTGCCGGCTCTTCGATTGCCGTGCCGCAGCTACAAACACCCAGGCGAGCCTGGGTGTTGCGCGCCATTTCATGGAATATGGAGGCGGCCAACCCTGTGTACCGGCCGAGACCGGCCTGGAGCACCAACCTAATGGCCCCCTCCACGATACAGTCTGGGGCCTGGCGCCGGACTATCAACGTCAGACGCTTGCAGCGATCATACAACTTCCAATCCAGCCTTCGACACGCTTCTTTGTCTAGTTTCATTGTCTCGGTCTCCTTTTATAAAAGTTTGAGTTGGCTCATATATTTTCTAAGTGCAGCCGCTTTCCAAGCCTTCTCGAAAGCCTCCGAGGCTTCCAATAGAGCTTGCGCAGCCTCTGGGTTAATTCTGGCGTCTTGGAGCAGCTTATACTCCTTAGGCGCCAATTTCCGCTGCCACTCCGCCCTGCGACGTGCAGTGGCTTCTGCCTTCTTGGCAGCGCGAGCTTTAGCGGTAGCTCGCTCTTTACTTGAGGCTGCTTTTATTAAGCTGTGCAGCCTCTCTGGTGCGGGAACCAGCTGTCCACCGCAGTGAACGTGACGACTCCACGTTTCGCTGTAGTAGAGTTCCCGCTCGGATAGAAGCACGCTCTTTGCACATCGTGTGCATTTGAACGGCTTCATCCAACCACTTGCCAACGTATGGCTAAGCGGCTTTCTTACTGACATCCTTAGGCTCCTCTGGTGTAGTAGTCCGTTCCAGCGCTGCTAGCTGGAGTATTGCGGCATCACGTAGCCGCGAGGGCGGGCAGGCCACCAATAACCTGCGCGCCGCTTCTATGTCTTTTGCCACTACCATCATCAAACATCCCGCCGTGAATACCTTCGCCGCCATTATTCATTCTCCTTCAATAGTTAAGAAAAAAATCAAAGACGCCCCCACTAAAGCTTATGCGCCATTCGTAAGATGGCGATAAACTTTAGGGGGGAAATGATGAGGTGGCGCAGCTCACTGCGCCTGATAGTCGGGCGATCATACAGAATCGCCCCTGCCGCCACTAACGTAGTCGGCGCTGCAACGTATACCTTCCACATGGTATATGACTCCTACTGGAGTCTTCAGGCCTATCGATGGTACACCAACTGCTAGGCAAACAGTTGGCGGGTCCCATTGACACGCGTGGACGACCGGACCACGCATGTACTCAGTAGAGCTTTGTAAGACAGGTTGTCCATGTGCGATCTGAGGATGCCGATAGTTCGGGCATGTCCTGCTGATCTGACAACCTGCCTTATAAAGCTCTACTATGAATACACCACACCCTCGAGTGTGATGTACTCCCACTGTACGAGCGATACAGCGGCCTCCGTACACGCTCAGCACTTGCATGCCTGCAAATACTGAGCGTGCACACGCAGCCTTAGCTACGCGACTTTTTTGCCTCGGCAGAAGCTTCAAGCTTCCCACTAGCAACACACAGCGAGGCTGTCTATGTTGCTGTCTCGGGATTTCGGCGAGAGAAACGCCGGTGTACTTATCTAAGCGAGCACATGCCATATGCGCTCAACTTAGCCATTGGGCTAATACACGCCCTCTGGTTTTTTGCACTATGCCAACACCCATCTACGTATCGAAACGTAGATATTGGCTTTGTCCGTTACATGCGACACCTCCCCTCATTGTTTTGAGAGGACCCTTTCTTTTCTGTCCCGGTGGAGGACTGTCGCCGTCACGGCTTTCCCTGTGCTAGGGACATTCGGGAACGCGAGCGCGCTGATCGGCTCTTCTCGCGCGCTATGGTCGGAGGAATGTTCGACCATAGACTTACCAGTGATTGTCGTCCACTGGCTAACCCGGGCAGTTCTCTTGAACCACCGGATTATAGGTGTGCCGTATATGCACCTCCCTATAACCACATCGCTGAAGTAACTGTGCCATCTTCGTCACACTACCCGCAACGCAGGTACTGTTGAAGACCACAGCCACTCCTCGGCACTAGCTATAACTACTCACCGACTCCACAACTAAGGCGCCTTTGCTGCACAGTAGAGGCAGTCAAAGGTAGTTGTTGGGACGCACCTCCTGGGGCAGAAACCCAAGTGCTACGTCAAGTGAGCGACTTCCCGTTTAAGCCTACGGGTTGTCGTATAGCTAGCGCCTTCGGCTCGGTTAGAGGTAGCTTACGCCTCTAACTCCGCCACGATTACGATAATCGCTACTCCATCAGAGTAGGCCAATTATCGCAACCGTTTGTCAGTACAGGTGACTAGTCTGTACTGACGGGGTGACTTGACAGGACGCGACTCCTGAGTTCACCCCTGAACGAATTGTGAAGTTCCTACTACCCAAGACATGCCCACCCTTCCGAGTGACTGTCCTATAGGCTGGGGCCCAAACTTCCCGCTACAGTCGACTGTAGTTAGGGTCGTAGGGTTGTTCCGCTCTCAGACATCACTTGATGTAGAGAGACCGTCCAGTCAAACCTTGTTGACCGGGCGCCTTAGAAGCCTTCACGCTTCGTCTTGAAGACCACCTCGTCTGGGCTGCAGACCCAGAGTACTATGATCTCCATCATTATATACTGCCGCGTTTATGTCCGTTGTTAACGTGTTTTAGGGGTATAAACCATACCCTAGATTTTCATATCAATTACAAAATCTAAAGCTGATAGCTAACAAAAAGATGCAGGATGACTGGCCGAAGCCAGTCATCCTACGAGTGTTTACAATCGTGGCTTGGGTGGACACCTATAGCCACCTAGGTCCATCTTGAAATGCGCAGCCCAGATGTCGTCTTCCTTTTGGGCATCTGTTGCTGCCGAATCCGAAGATTCTTTCTTCGGCCCTAGCGCTGCCTCAATGGCAATCCTGAGTTTTGCGTAGTGCTCCTGCACCACAGGCAACATCTTGTTATCGTCCACCTTAGGTACTCCCTTACAGGTTACAGCGGAAAAGTTATATCTGACATCCACTCCGCTTAATGGGTGTCAGCTTCTATCTCAGTCTCATGTACGATGAGTCGGTCCTCACCGTACTCGTGCGCTACTGCTTTGACCATCACGTACTTTCCGTCCTGCGGTAGGTTGTATATGTCCTGCCGCATATTGAATTCGTAGAGCTCCTCTGGCTGCGGATTAGCTCTAACATCCCAGTCGATAACATCCACTGGTATACTACTTATCTGACGATGCGGATGCCTTACATCGTCACGCAGGTAGCAACGCTTGCCAGCTAGCGGATGCGCAGATGCCCAGTTATCAACCACATCTGTCTCCGAGTCTTCCTCTTCATCATCAGGCATGGCAGCAGCTAGCCGATCCAACAACCCATCGTCGTTTAGATCCTCGGTACACTTCTCCATCTTCGCTAGCTCTACATCTGCCTTATCAAACATCTCTGCCAGGTAGTCATGAAGCGCATCCGCAAACTCGTCGAGTGTTGCGTTACTGTCTACTGCAGGACACAGGACGTCTTTCACTTGCTGCAATACCGCGGCAGATGTATCCATGCAGCGCAGCCGCTCCTTGCTAGCTCGAAGCATACTACCAGGCGTAGTCTCAGCCCACTCACCTGATTTACCTATCCATACACACAATGTCTTGAATACGTCGTGCAGCACGGTGCTCCGCAAATGCTCTGGCAGACAGGCTGCTGCAAACGCTAAGCGCCCAATATGACTATTGAAGTCGTATTGCGCCTTCAAGTCTTCCAGCGTCGAGCTAGCCTCGTATAGCTTTGCGCGCTCCTTACACAGCTTTGCAGCCGTAGCCATTAACTCTGGCGAGTTCGCTAGCGCAAGCCTACCAGACTTAAGCTGTAGATGCGCTAACTCAACTAGGGTGCGCGGATCTCGATTGCCTAGTAGGTGCCCTAACAATAGGTCTTGTAACATTGTCACTCCAAAAGAAAAGCCCGTCAGTTGTTAGCTGACGGGCTTATGTATTGTTTTGTATTAGCTATGTTAGCTGCAGCACCGATGTGGCGCTTGTTTGCGTGTGCCAGAAAATCTCTTTGATTCTAGCGCGTCCTTCAGGCGTTGTTACGCTATCCCCTGTGCGCAACCTATAGCATTGGTCGCTTGCCAGATCTACCTTAACTAGCTGGCCTGTCTCTAATTGCCATTTCATCCGCAATGGCGGGTCGTGGCTTACGCGGCCTCTCTCGTAGCTCAGTGGTACCTCTCTTGTGTGCGCAGAAGTTGCGCGTGTAGGCTTTCAGCCATTCCGGGCTGACTACGGCAAGCTCGATTTTATTGAGCTCGTAAATGTAGGTATCCGGCTTTGATTGTTCCGGGAACAGCGCCATCAGTGAGCCGACCTGCTGCATCTTCTGTTGTGGCGGTCCGCCGCCATCCAGAGCTTTAAGCATGATCAGTTTTGTATTCATATCGACAGCCTCGATAATGAATACACGGCCAGGCGTAGCCGTATCTATGGTAGGCGGGTCTTCGCCATTTAACATCATGGGCGGCATCATTACCGTCTCGTAAGGGCCGTGAAGAATTGTAACGGCCTGGCCAATATTGATGTCATCCATCGGTATAGTTTTCATTTTTGCCCCGTGTTGATTAAATGACTATACTTCGTATTATAATGCCGCATACTAAGTCTGTCTTCAGGCACCGGGTCCGCGCAAGCCGGGGTGCGCCTGCTCTCCTGTAACTGCATAGCTTGGGCTAGACTCTACTCCGCGCATTGCCGGATGCCCCATACCCACAGTCACCGCATACGACGGAGCATCTTCAAGCTGACCGCCAAGTGACTCGTACTGAGTTGGAGTAAGGCTTACATCGTAGCCACCTGTCAAGCGCACCCCGAACCCTTGCGCAAGCATGATGTGCGTCTCAGGCGGATGCTCCTTTAGGAACTGGCGGCAGAATGCTACAAAGTGCTCTATGCCTCGTCGCGCGGCAAGCTGCTCGCTGCGCTCTTCCTGCGTGGCCGGAGAACGACCTGAAGTAAACTCAGCATCAAGCTGATCTAGCGGCGCTGGTACGGATTGTTCCTGCGCGCCATCTACCCTGAATTGCTTCGTCTGATACTGGCTTACCAGCAACGACAATAATTCTGTTACATCGTTCACGTGTGTGAACTCCTATTGCTCTAGTTTCTTAGTCTGATTGTATGCTAACTAGATAGTTCGCTTTGCGCGAACTTTAGCTGGCGTCACCGTAGGCGCTGGTATTGGCGCTGGCGGGATTGCTTTAGCTTGGGCTTCAACGTACGCCTGTATTGGCGCTACGGAAGTTTCCTGTACGTTTGGCGGAAGCAGTTGCTCCCTAGGCTTGATTACCTCTGCTTGCTGCGGAGGCGGCGCTAGCTTGATAGGCGCTAACCCAGGCGTAGGCACAAATGGCCTAGTATTAGGTATCGGCCGTACTGCTGGCATCAGCTGTTGTACAGGTACGTGTGTAAGAATTACGCCTTCGCTACGCATTTTACGGATGCGCTCGCGCCACTCTATTTGGCTTGGTACTGTCAATTTAGTCTTTCTTAATAAAGTCAGACCAGGCAGCATCAAACTGTTTGCGCCTGGCGTCTAATCCATTGGAAGCGGAACACTTTAGTTTGGCCAGTAATGCGCGATCATGCAACGTGGAAAGCAACAGCTCCTCGAATCGCGCGTAACCCCCTACTACTTCTGGTATGTCTAGCCAATTACTATTCGTCTCGCACGGCACCAGTACTGAATTCTTCCATCCTTGCAGGTATTCGGTCTGCGGCCGGATATCCCACGAAATGACTGGTGTGCTCATTGCCAGTGACATAAGTCCAATAAGCGCAAAGCTTTCAAAGCGTGGCGCCCATACAGTTAGATCGGCTTTAGCGAATAGCTCTAGCCGTTCATATGCGCCGGGCGCAGCATATGTCACAAGTCGGTTATTATAGTCTTTCTTCAATTGTTTGAGCAATGCCCTAGACGAGCGGGACCACTTATGGCCGCAAGCAACACTCACAATCGCGGCAGGGAATTCGCTCAGTATGCTAGACATCAGCTTAAACACGTGCTGATCCGCTCTGGCCGGTTGTGAGTCGTACAGTGGGAAATGTACGACTAGTCCCTTGCGCAGTAAGTTTGGCTTACACAGCGGAGCCCTGGTTACCCAGGGCAGATAGCACACTTTCACATGCTTGAGATAGCAGTGGCTAGCCAGTGCGGCTTGAGTGCATTTATATGGAACAATAATCTTGTCCAGTTCGCGCAATATACCTTCATGTACTGGTTGTAACTCTTCCCAGTTCACTAACAGCGCTGTGGCTATGCCATGCTCTTTGGCATAGCCCAGCTCAAACATAGAAGGCACCTGGGTCCAGATGACAGAACTGCACCCTTGCATCCAGCTGCCCACGTTAGTGAAGCGCTCTGGTATTACATGACGATCCCAGTGCGACACGTTGTTATTACAGTCGTTCCGCCCTATTAACCGCACTGGCAGTCCGTAGCGCGTAGCGGAATCTGCCAGCTGCAGCGCAGCATGGCAGATTTCACGTTGCATGTAACGCGTGACTATTGCTACACGTTCTGTCATTACTGCGGCGGCGCGCCCCCGCCACCCTGCGCAGGAGGCGGAGCCATTGATTGACTCTGCGTCTGCTGCGCTTGCTGTTGCTGCATTTGTTTACCCTTGGATGCCGCTTGCTGGTCAAGCTGTTCGAGTAAACTCTTAACCAAGCTATGAATCGTGGGATTCTTTTGCTTGAGTTGTCGCAGTGCCTTGATACGATCAGGCGGCTGTAGCGCAAACACTTGCTGACTGATCGTATTTGCCGCATCGTTTAACTCCTGAGGAGTCATTTGCGCTTGCCCTTCAGGCGGCACGTTTGCTAGTGCTGCCTGCACTGGGTCTACAGGTGCTGTTGCAGCCTGCCCAGAAGATGCGTCGCCCTGAGGAGCACCACCAGCCGGAGCAGCGCCACCTTGGGATGGGTCGCCACCAGGAGCACCGCCAGGGGCAGCGCCAGGAGCGCCTCCCTGTGTTGGGTCTTGGCCTTGCGCCATCTGTTCGCCCAGTCCAGCCATCTGCATCTCTTCTTGCGTGCTCTGGCTCTCTTCGGCCACGAACTTCTGCTCTTCTTGCATGCGCTTCTGCTCGTCCTCGAAGACAAGGCCAACGCTCTTGAGACCGGTTGTCTGGGAGATCTGTTGTCCCATCATAAGCTGGAGCTTTGCCAGCTGGCGTTGCAAGTCGTCGGCGTGCTGCGGACGTTCTAAGGTTGCAGTAACCTCATCCCAATTACGCGCGATGCTAATCTTGTCTACCAGCCATTGGAGGTAGTTATTTAGCACGCGGGTGAGATGGCTCCAGTTGCTCTCCATAAGACGCAACGCGGCTGGAGCTGCCTGAATGGTAAGCGAACCCTTATAGAACTCCACAGGCACGCCGACTGCGCTCAGCAATGTATCCAGTGCCTGATCCATTAATTCATGCGGTGCCATATTCCCAGCCTCGGCACCTAGCGCTTGGTATTGCACAGGGAATGGCAATGAGAACCAAGCTGTCGGATCACGTCGACGCTTTTGTAGCATCGAATTAACTTGACCCGAGAAACCGCCAAAGTCCGTAGTGAACAGCGGATCACTCATGCCAGCGCCCTCACCACCGCCAGGTCGGGGCATAGGAGTGATGACACGGAATGGAATAATGTAGTCCAAACCCACTGCTTCGTTATAGCGATGTAGTACTTGTAAGTACCATGCCTGTCTGAAGTTAGTGAGAATGCGCGATATGCCCCACCCCTTGTTTAGGATGCCGGCCAGCGTATGTTCTTTGCCGTGGTAAATAACGTCATTCGTGAACTGAATGTGGTTGTTATTCTTAACGGCTTGCAATACCTCGTAAGGCGCGCGCTCCAAGTGGAACAGCGTGCCTTTAGCTAGATACTGCTTATAGTGCGGAGGTATTTTCCAGATATGACTGACTTGATCGGTATACGGATCCCAGATCAAATCTATCTCATGCGGATTCCATCGTTTAATAACGATAGCGTCGTCCTCAGCAGCCCGACGATCCACATGCGACCACTTGCCAGCATACTGACAGAATGGGCAAGTGGCAGAGAACTCATGTCCGGTCCAGCTAAACCCGAATTTCTGGTTGCCATGGATTTGCTTCAAAGGAGCCTCAAAGCCGCAGCCGGGACAAGATAGACTACGCCTAAACGGTATAACCACCGACGAAAAGAAGTTTCCGTAGGTGAGATAATCTAAGGCAACCGTACGCAAATGCGCATGGATGCCTATAGTGTTGTTTAGATAGTCCATGTACTTGTCGCGGCTCTCGCGATCCGTTCCTTTAATATCCACATCAGTAACGAAGTAGGATACTAATCGATCAACAGCGGAGCGATATACGCCATTAGCCAGCATGATATATTCACACCAGCGTAATGCGTTCTCCAGCGACGTTGGCATCGCTGTAGAGGCATAATCGCAAAAGGGATCTGGGAACGGCTCTGCTTGGGTACCACTCGTAGGAGAGTAGTAATTTGGGTCCATGAAGCTCATGAGTTACCTATTTGCTGACCTGTTTGACTAAGCGATTGACAGCATCGTCTTCGAGTTGTGTCACTTGCTTATTGAATGGTATCTTGAAGGTACACTTTATACAGGCCCGCTTCTCGGGCTCCTTAACCTCGGGCGTCACGCCCGGCCGAATCTCTCCGGTTTTCTCCATAGCATCCTCCGTAGTTATGCCTAATTTCATCACAGGATGAATTTTATAGCAAGTTGGGCATTTGTGGACCATCATTTTGCGGATGGACCGGATGCTCTGCCTTAATTAGGTATATGGCAATCTCTTCATTTCGGTGATTGAAGGTGATGCCAGGATCGGTGCAAATGTAGATTGAATCCGAGCCTTCCACGTGTATGGCTAGGTCCTCTTGCTGCGTTCGTAGTCGGGTGCGCGTGCATCCAATAGTGCGCAAATCATAGCAAAGCGCCAACACCTGCTCGTTACGGATAACCTCGTGAAACCAGGTATCCATGCTGATAGGAGAGTCTTTGACCTCTATAGTCACTTTGTATGTCGGCGGCACTGCCGTATCGCCATTGCTGTGCGCCGCAGCTTGAAGCTTGGGCTGCTTGGCCATAGACGCAAATAGCGAGGCAGGCCGTTGCACTACAGTTTCTTGTCGCGGTGCCTGTTGCACTACCTCTGGCTGCGCTTGCTGTACACTGATATTACTACGCGGGGTGTCAGGGGCAAACCCCTGTAATTGTGAATGTTTTGCCATTTGATCTCGTTTTGCTGCTGGTTTCGTCTGTATGCCCTGTGCGCTATACGGCTGTATTGTATTCTGTGCCGGAGCTAATTGTCCGCCACCCTGGGTTGCCTCCGGCACTACATAGACGCCGGGCATGGCTATCGGAGAGTGTCTTGGCTGCCGTCTGCTGTCTGGTACAGTTGCTACCTTCTCATTTATAGCGAAACGCTGCATTGCATTGGAAGCCCTATAGCGCAACTCCTCGATAGTCGAAGCTTGCCCTACGCCCTCCTCTTGCACTACAGCCAGCGCCATCGCCTCAGATATGCGCGTGGGGTCAATTACAAAACCCTGCCCCGGAATATCCGGATCTACGTTAACGCGTATAGAAACACCGTTTGGGTCAAATCCTAGCGGCGCGCCGCCCATCGTTGACCTACGAATAATTGTACCGCGTGCGCCTGCGAATCCAGTAGGTAACACTGCAGCCGTTGTAGCGTGGCTGAGTGGCAGTAACTCCTCGGATGGGTCGTGGTATTGCGCTGGATCTAACTGTGATTCTCCAGCTCCGCCACTATCCCAGAAACTATCTTTTGCTATCGACATATGCCTTTGGCCTTCAATGGGTAAAAAAAGAGTCGGGCGGGGGAAATTCCCCACGCCCAACTCAGTTTACTCTCTAATGCATGCTAGTGCTAGCTATGCAACACTGCTAGTGGCTGATCCGGCAGCTCGAAGGTACCAAAGTCGATGTCAAACTCGTTGAGTTTTGCGAAGCACGGGCCTTCTTCCCATGGCTTTGGCTCATATTCCCTATCCACGTACTGATGTAGATACTCGCTGGAAATGACTATAACGCATGGCTGAGACATGAAACAGTCCTTCTATAAGAAAAGTGTTGGATCCGCTGTTGTTGCAGAGAGTAGCTCATCCAATGGGATATTACAAAACCATAAGGTGGGCTCCTCAGATAGCAACGAATGACAAGCCTTGAGCATTGCTTCGCGGGATAATGCGACGCCTAATTTGCCAGACTCACAAAAATACACGGCCAGATGTTTGGGGTAATCTTCCGGCCATAATGGTACTAGGAGTGGGCTATGTTCGTCATTCTTGTTTTCAAGCCATATGGTAGGATCAAAAGATCCTACGAAATTGATCGATCCGATTTTGTCATTTGGCGACTGCACGGTATAAACCTCTCGGCTACATCCTCGAACGACATTGCAAAGTAAACTCCACCCTGGCTGCCCTGCATATCTTCAGGGCATAAGCGCTTCCGCTTGCAGCGGATCACCATAGGAATAAACTTTACTGTTGCCTTCTTATTAAATTCGGACGTAGGTAATGTAACAGGTGCTTGGTCTGCCACATAATACTTAGTGCACTTCGTGTCGCCTTCTTCTACGGATTCCATATTGATTACTTGTTGCCCATTAACGACCGCTACTCCGCAGGCGTTAATCAGAGGCGTCAAGTCTTCAATATCGGATAGCGCAGCAGGACTGCGCTTCAGCCGTCCGTAATCTGCACCTGTCAGATTTTCAGCACTCACTGCAACACCAGCTTGCCCATCCACTGTTGTACGGATCTCATCCGAAATAGTGTCTGGAATGGATTGCTCTGCAAATACCATAAAGCACTGCGGTATTACAAATCTACCGCATGCTGTATGCGCTGCATTTGCATGCTCTCGCTGCTCAGCGTGGTGTCGCAGTGATGCTTCTTCATTGCCTACCAGGCTAGGATCTTGTAAACCATCGGTCTTTGAGATGCCGTGCCTGCTAACAATCTCATCGAGTACCTGATCTTCTTTGGCACTCAATATTTGCGCAATCATAGCGCGCACACAGGCCAGCGCGGCCTGCATGATTGGCTTGTTCTCCAGATCCAGTCGCGCGCCATGAGCGGCGCCGAAGTTTGCAGCCTTAATGCCAGCTGCGCCACGTGTCTTTTCCAAGTAGGTTCGTGCCCCGTCAAGAGTCCGCTTAATAAAAGCAGCTTCTTTACCGTCGGACTTATGCCCACCTGGCTCTAGCTTGCGGCGCTTTGCGGCTAGGATGGCTTCGACGCTCTGGATACCCGGAGTTAGCCACAAGTCCTTGTGCCAGCGGTTGCCTTCTGCACCGCCAAGGACCCAATCGTAATCACGCGTCACATGCATGGCATAGCCGCGGCAGAGAAATTTCTCTCCTAGCAAGTGAGTGATTACATAATGGTTTTTGCCGATACTGTCGGCTGGCTGTGCCAGAGTAACGCCCGCCGGCGGCGGCATCGGTACCATGGCCACAAGGCCCGACAAATCCCGCTGCAACTTGCGTACACCAATCCGTACTAATACGGTCCAGTCACACAGTAGCTGCAGTGAGGATGTCAAAGCCTTGCTCTGCTTGGCCACCAAATCTGCCAGTTGGATAATATTCAGCGAGTACTGATTATTCTCAGTACGGCTAAAGTTTACTTTCTGACAGAAAAGGCGGACCGCTTGCAGAATATCTGGGCCACCCTTGTTAAAGAATGTCTCTGGTAACCAGGGTTGCCCATGCTCGTAATCGTGAAACATCGCATCTGCCATGCTGCTCACTGCAGGCGAGACTGTCCGATCTTGCGGCTGCTCCGATTGTTCACGAACTAACACTGCGGCGCGCTCGCCGCCCAAACGCAATGTCGCCAATTCTGGCGACGCTTGATTCGACATTTACTACTTTGCTCCTAACACAGGAGTATATCCCGTGCGTGTTTATGCTTGCGCAAACCTTTAGCGCAAACCTTACAGTATTCGTCTTCTGTAAACCGCTCAACCACAAGACCGTTCATCGTGCGTTTGAGGGTTGCAGCTAGCGAACCAAAAGACTGCTCCGGATAGTGTACTACCACACATACCGAGCCATCTGGTTGCTTGCTTTTGAAAATCTTAGTAGCGCCTGGACGCTCCATGTCCAAATCCAAGTGGTCTACATAGCCTGCCATGACCGTGTCCTCGTAGGGTATTAAGAGAGGTAAAAACATCAGCTGCAGAATAGCTCCTATTATAATGCCCCAGAAATACTACGGTTTAAGTTGGTACCGCTAGACTATTTCTGGGTCTTCATTAGGATCTGCTACGTCATCATCATCCTCGTCTACTGTCGAGCCAACGACTTGTGGACGGAGTCTGATCTCCGGAAGAGTAGTTACGGCAGCGACTGCCTCGGCATTATTGGCGAGTATTCGATCAAGATCGATGTTCTCGAATAAGCTGCCGGTGTCATCAATAGCGTTAGGCGGTAATTCGCCTGTAACCGGTATTGATTGCTTGCCGTCCCATAGCCGCCACTGCGGCCCCTTTTGAATTTGTACGCGACTGCCGATGAATATATGCATCCATCGGTGTTCTTCTGGGTTTGCCAGCTGGCGTGTGCGCAAGTCTGCTACAAGCTCGCATAACTCTGTCATAGTAGACAGTGGCGTTAGGTTAGGCAGAGGTCCGCCTACTACGCCAGATACGGCCCAGATCTGATGCGCTGCCTTGTCTTCTGTGAGTACATGGTCAACAAAGTTAAGCGCCTGACCTAGCCGCCGCACAATGTCGAGCAATTCCTCGTGATTTAGTTGTTCTAGCTCTCCCATGTTACATCTGTCTCGTTGGAGTGTTGCTGCTCGAACTCGCGCAGCTGTTGCAGTGTGTAGTTGGTAATTACCTTACAAGCCTCTCGATGTTTAGGGGCCATATTGCGTACTGTGTACAGCACCTGTAATCGGTAGCGTTCTCGTAAGCGGTTGTAATCACGTCTCTCGTTGTGTGTCACTTAACTTCCTTCGTCTGTGTGTCAAACTTGGGCGTGATCTTGGCTGGAAGCTGTGAAGCCGCCTCGGATGTGATCTTGCCGGTCTGTGCGCCAATGCGCAAGGTGTTCCGATTCTCCTTACCCTTCTTACCGTGCGTAAGCGTGCGCATGAGAATCTGGGAATAGGTGCCCTTGTAAAAGAACGGCTCGATCCTGAGCAGAGCTCCTTGGTGATCTTTGGACACGGCAATGATTTTGCCATCAGCGTCCTGTAACTCCCAATCGCCTTCGATAGCGGTTGGCATAGCTAACTCTACTTGCATTTATCTAATTCTCCTTGAACTAGTGTTGTAATAGCCTGGTTGTTGTTGTCCTTGATAGCATTCACGTCTCCATCCAGTATGAGTGCCGCCTTGTCGATAATCTCCTTCCGGGCTGGTATTTTAACGAACTTAGCTAGCCCTGCTAGCGTCTGGGCTGGTCGAACTTCCCAGCGCGCAGTGTTGCCGTCTAAGCAGAACACTGTCACATCAATCAGCTTGTGCGGCGCCTCGTATCGTTCGATAAGCGTCGGGTCTAGGATCTTAAGCACACCTGAAAACAGCTGCGCATACCTTCGTTGCTTACGATCCACTATTGCTGTGCCGCACAGAAACGTCCATAGACTCTGCCAGTCCTCGTGCCGCACTGCGCATAGCGTGTGGTCCCATGTCGATCCATTATGCGCAAACGTAGGTAAGCCCTCGAAGATGCGGGCTTTGAATGCTTCGCGCATGATGATTGTGCCTTTAGTCTGTAGTGCATACCAGTCGGCCAGTGGGTCTTCTTCTGGGAATTTAAGGCCACCGTATGTAAACAGCACGCCGTGATTAAAGAAGTGCCATTCCGAGGCTAACTCAGATAAGCTGTAACGTATTGACGTTGCTGGTGCAGTGGTGTTTGAGTGCTGTTCAGTCCAGTTAGTACCAGACTTCAGCGGCGGTCTGTTATTCGTCATATGGCACCCACACCCAGGCAGCTACCCAGGTACCGTCATCGGCACTGCTTACAGGGGGCCTATCGTCCACCTCGATGTCGTTGGAGTTCTTTACATACAACTCTCGCGCTCTACGGGCAGCCCATTCCTGAAATTCAAGCGATGCGTCGTCTCTTGGTCTATCCATTTTGTTCTTGAGATTAAATTGTTCGGTCGACATATTCCTGTATTGTCAGGTCGCCATATTCCTGTAATGCTAGATCAAGCAACCAAAGCGCATCTGCATGGTTGTCGTCGACTAGTTTGACTTTGGGCCACTTAGCTGCAGCGGCTGCCATCATCTTTGGCTTATCGGCATTGCCGCTGCCAGTGCCGTGCTTTTTGATCTCCGTGGGAGAATAGCCTCTGTAGTCAACCTCATTGTCGATGCACCAAACTTCAATAACTCCCTGTATCTGTCCGGCAATCTTAACAGCATTGCCAAACTTGCTGTTGCGACTTGCTTCAAATACAAGGAGATCAATGCCTAGCCGTTCTTTTATGTCGGCTAAAGCAGCGCGTAAACGAATCAGGCGCATCCCGCTACTTTCGTCCTTCTTTACAGAAAGATCCCAAGTGCCGGATACGCCTGATACATGTGCCCAGCCACACTTTGTGGCCGGGTCAAGACTAAGTATCTGTAACTTTTTTTTAGCCATTGTGGGCTAGGTTGCGTTGCTCCTCGTACAGGTAAGCGGTTAGTAAACTGTCTACGCCAGCCGTGTGTGCGCCTTCTGCCTTGGCGCCAGCCTTCTTACGTAGTCCGAAGCGGTCCTCGCAGTAGCCGTCAAGCGCCCACTTTATGCCGTACCCTGGCGTTCTACTTACGCGCCTAAGGAATGAATAGAATGTTTCGTTCGGCATTGGCGATGGCACTGTAGCCATCTGGCTGGCTTTCATTATCACGCCTGTATCGAATATCAGGTCTTCTCTGAACTCCCAGCCTACGCGCAGTACATTGTGCAAATGCGCTACAAGGAAGGGCAAGTCAAAAGCCACGCCGTTGTGCGACACTAGAATCTCGTTACGAGCTTCCATAGCCTCAAAGAGATCCAGATATTCTTCGAGCACTTCTTTAGGGGCCCGGCCACACTCTAACAGTTTTGCCTTAGTGTGTAGGAATGTCTTATTCTTCTCTTCCATGACTTTCTGCGTACTGGTCAGGCGCTTTTCAATAGCCGCATGATCTACGTCAGGATCTAGCCACCAGTTGATATAAGACTCTTTGTTCTCAACTGGTTTGCCGTCTCGAACTACTGTATGTCCGATAACACATATCTCGCATACGTCTGGTTGCAGTCCATTTGTCTCTAAATCGATCGTAGTATAGTCTCGCGGAAACGAGAAGTGTTTATTCAACATCCCAAACCATTCACCCATGTGCAGCTCCTTGGCGCATGGTTTCTGAGAGCTGGGTTTCGATTTCGGACAAGAGGGAGGCGATGGTGGCCGGTGGGTCACTATCCGGGGCATGTACGTCCTTTATACCGCTCCAGAGAGCGGCTAATAGTAGCTGCCCTATTCGGGCATAGATTAACAGCTGTATGGCTGCCGGGATCTCCTCGAACCCAGACGCCTTTAACGCCTCTTGCAGTGAATGAGTGATGATCTTATTTAACGTATGCGCTAACTTAAGCGGCGCTTCCGTTTCAATAAGGGTATCCACTGTGATGCCGACCTGCGCTAGGTATTCTTTAAGCCACGGCTCCCAGCAGTCTTCGTTGAGTGACTTCATAGCCCTCTCGACGATTACTGGTCCACAGTAGGCGATGTCGCGTGCTGGCGAATAGTACGCGTTGCGTATTGCTACGTCTTTAGCATCTTTAGGGCGCCATTGAAGCAAGGGGTGCTTTGGCGCAACTGGGCTGGATTCTGTTTTTGGTGTTTCCATGCCCAGATTATAGAAAACGACCAGTTACGGTTCAACAGGTCGGCGAGATAATTATGCTGGCTTATCTAAGCTGACAGGGCGCGGTGTTATCGCAATACTGCGGAATGGTTGAATTAACGGCGACGTTTGCTCTAAACGCAGCGCATAAGTCCACCAAGTGTCGTCAGCATCCAGTACCCGTTTTTGCCCTATTGTCGACCACAGTATCTCGCGCGCTATGCTTGGATATTGCCAGCCTTTGCGCTCGCAGAGTGATAGCCAATGCTGCTCCGCTTCCAGATAAGCGCCGCGCTTACTGGGCTTAATGTCGTACCAGCCCTGTCTTGCAAACCATGTATCAAGCACAAGCAATTTGCATTCAAACGGACAGGTAACATGCAGGATCAGCGAGGACAGCTTTAGCCCCAGTCCGGAAATCGCATCCAGTTTCTCGCGTGCCTTATGCCATATGCCAGCAGGGTCATCTTCTGCAATGCCCATGTCACGAGTGGGATGTCCCAGCCGTAAACCTTCGCACATCGCCGTATAGATATTCCAGCAGGTGCTGGCTTTCTGCGGACTGAGTCCTCCGCCGCCAGCAGCCATAGCCTGCTCTAGCTCATCCTTAGTAGTCCACGGCACTGTCGAGACATGTTCGTATTGCCTGAGTGATAGCCTTGTACCGGTGTTCTGTGTGCACACCACGTACATAGCCCTGTCGAATAACTGCCCCTGGTTGGCAGGCTGCAGAGTTGCATAACTCTGGATGTAAGAACTCATGCGAGTATAGTTAATGGCGCTCTGAGCTAGCGCGGTCACATCTGGAAACTGGTCGACAAAGTCGACTTCGTTAGTTGTTTGGATTGTCTACTCGTTCGTTGCTAATTTCTGCAGTATCGCTAACTGCTGTTCCGGCATCATAGATAGTTTTCGGTCTGCAAGCTGCCGGGCATTCATCGTAGCCGTACGGACAAACATGACAGGCATGGGTATAGTTCTCTGGACACTGAAATCCTATCCTTGCGCGCTTTTGCAGGATTGACCTGTTCCATTTGGTTAAGCCAGCAGCGCCAGCTACTTCCCAAAAGCCCAGCTGTCCTGGTTTGGATCTAGCCGGATCGGCAAGAACGCGCAGACGTAGCCGAACAAACTCGGCTGGATGTTGGAACGGCGTCTTGCCTCGGCGATTAGAGAAGCCTATCTGACGCGCTAACATACGTGTGAAGCTAACAGGCCATGAGGCGATAACGCGCATAGGGCATGATGTGCCAGCCAGTATGCGCAAGGTGTAGACGTTAACTGGCTTTCCGCGCGATGTCTTATCTGCTTGCCAGTCAAGGACTTGTGTAGGTAACCACTCTTCCTCTGACTGTGTGAACCACTGCGGGCAAGCTGTACCGTCGCGCAATCTGTCGATGTTACCGGCTAAGCGCCAAGCTAGGACAAATGCGCTGGGACGAAGTAATACCTCGCCAGCGCAATGTCGTATGCTGTCCTCGATAACATCCTCTTGCACATCCAGCGCCCTAGCAAGATCGCGCGTCAACTCGCCAAACCAGTCACCAACGAGCTCAGTACCAACGTATGGTACTAGGGTATCGGTCAACAACCTGGCGCGGATTGCAAAAATCCGCACCAGGTTATACGGCACGGCAGCAACGCGATGCTTTGCCATGCTAGATGTAAATATCCTGCGAGCGCGGTATCTTAGGCTGTGGTTTTGCTTTCTGTACCGTGGGCTTCTTTGTTGCTTTCTTCGGCGTTGTCTTAGTCGGCAAAGCCGGTCGAATCTTCTTCATGCTGTTCTTCCAATTCTTCCTGTGAAACATACTCCCATGTAATGCCTGGGAAGACCCGGACTACACGTTCGTCTTTGGTGATGTAATAGACTTCGCGCACCACATCTTCAAAGATGCCGGCAAGCTCGTAGCCTTTGTGATTTAGTTTAGGGCAATGTGCTAGGTCGTCAGCGTATTCCTTTAGATCGGCTGGGTCGCCGCCTGCATTTAGGAAGTGTGTCATTGCTTGAAGCAGCGGGCCATGTAGGTCTTTGTCTACTTGGCCTTGCTTGTTGCGCACGGCGCTGAACATTCTTACGTTATCAAAATGGTTCTGACCATCGACCAGACGGATGGCCAGACCCAGCGTACCATCAGTGTCATCGTCAATTAACTGGTAGCCATCTATGGCCAAGCGCATCTGGTCAGTCATGACCGTACGCGCCGCCACTTCGCCAGGCTCAAGATGATCTAGCATTGGCTACCAGTAACTTTGCTTCTTCAATGACAGCAATTAGACGATCCCACGTACGAAGCAGATCTTCACCTACCGCGCCCAATAGTGTCATGAAAGTCGGCACCATGGTAATGAGGTCATCCTCATCCATCTCTGATAAGCGCAGCATATACTTGCCATCTATTACAGCAGTATCGAACGCGAATGGTAGCGTGGGCAGCCGCTCGTCTGGTTCTAGGTGATTGCCCTCAACAACCTTATTTATCGTGCCGATTATGCGCGTAAAGTAGCGGTACGCCTCGGTGTTATGTTTTAGATCTTCATTAAGCTCGCATACATATTGAGCGCATTCGTCCAGTGTGACTGGTTTGTCTTTTTCCATTACGCCATCCTCACAGCAAAGCCAATCCAGACCCGTAGGTATTCTAACCCTTCCGGGAATAGGTCTTGAATCTGTTGGCCCATAATAATGTGTGTACGTATTGCGTTAGGCCATGCCTCTACGCAGCGCTGAATGATATCCATAGTGCCTAGCATGGCCTGCGCCGGCTCACGACTAAGACGATACGGCAGCAAAGGTATACGAACCAACTGCCCTTCTTGAACTATTGACCAGTTAACCTCGTTGTCAGGTTGCGAGGTCACTATGGGCAAGATACGCGCTCGCCATATCTCACGGCCGCTTCTGGGCAATACTTTCTGTATCTGTGGCAGTCCGGATACCGGATCGGTGGGTACTTGCGCCGCCTCAATAAACGGCGCCAAATCAAACATCTCTGCCGTGTGCTCTACATTTCGCATTTATGCTCCTGTTACCAACAAATGCCCGGCACCGCCAGTTATGGCGGGCCGGACATGGGACATTTCATTACTTACCGCGTGCTGCTCTTAGACGCTCTTTAGTTCGTTCAAGAGCCCGTGCCTCACGCAGACGAGTGTTGCGCTCCGCGGCAACACTGACAAACTCGTCATCGTCATCGTCAGCCACCGGTGCGGTACTTCTGAAGACAACCGAATCGTCATCATCATCATCGCCGGCTAGATCGGCCAGACTGGCGTCGTCATCATCGACATCTGCCTCTTCTTCGACGTCTTCATCTTCTTCCTCTTCTTCATCGTCCGCTGCTGCCAGATCCGCATCGGCCTGGGCGGCCAGCTTACGACGAATAGTTGCCTCGCCTTGTGACAACTCGTCAGACATTGTCTCGGCGCTCTCGATCATGTCGGCCAACTGCTTCTGGGCCGTCATAAAGTCATCGAGAAGCTTCTCGCTGAGGCTGCTGGTTGGCGTCTCCTCGACACGCGCTGTGATGTCGTAGGCATCGCCTGTCCAAGAGCTCTGCACCCAGTCACGGAACTGCTCCGCTTTGGATGCCACGTCTTGCAGGCATCGCTTAACGCTGGTGGGGATCTTGACCTTCTTGTTGCCTGTGCGGATACCGCGCGCCTTGCGGTCCACTAGCCCACGTACCTGATCTCCCAGGCGCTGCACTGTCCAGCACTGTTCCAAAGCCGTAGCGGCCAAGTCCAGACGAATAGCCGTATCGCTGATACCCGACAGCATAACGATATGCCCCCAGGTGAGCACATTGCCTGACTCGCCAGCCAGCTTGGTGTACTCGGTAAAGGCTTTCTTAGTTCCGAAAGCTTCCACCACAGAGATTGCCTGGTAAAGCGGACCATGCGAAGAGTAGCCTAATGCTGCACCCAGACGCTCAAGCAGCTTACTGCCGTAATGCTCTTTGTCCTTCTTAGCAAGCTCGCGAACATTGGTCATGCGCACGCCAAGTTCCCAATACCATGTCAGGTTCTCTTTGTTGTGCGCTTTGATGTAGGCTTGCAAATCCCGGAAGAACTTCTCTTCCTGTTCGGTAAACGTCTTCTTGGCCTGCACCGCTGTCATGTCGGCAATTTTTGCCGGCAGCGTTGTTTTTGTTTTAGCCATTTTGTTCCTTAGACTATGATTTGAAATGCGGCACCTTCAAGTGCCTCTCTTGTTGTATGATTACGCCCTTCACCTTCACGGCAGAGCAATATAACTAGATCTCGCTTAGTTCGTTGCGCTATGTCTACTAGTGAGACTTGCGCCGGCGTTGTGGTACGATCAGCACCCTGAAAGATTGCTTTACGTATCACTTGCTCTGCTAAAGCCTGCCCTACTGCTGTAGCTACATCTCCTACCAGCTTCTTACGTACCGACTTGGACACTGCTCGATCTACAACTACACCCAGATTCTCCTCAAGGCGGCTGCCGTATCCAGCTAACGCTATTCCGCTGTACTGTCTAACAGTCTGCGACACAAGGTTTGTTAGCCTTGCATCGAAGTCGCTATTGGAGTGCGCTATATGGCGCATATGCGCGCTGTCTATCGCACAGTAGGTATCATCTATTACTATGCCAGCAGTAGCATGTATCCCGGCTTCGCCTGCTTCGCTATTAGTGAAGTACGCGCAACGTGCCAGCGTATAGCCGCTTGGCGTAGTATGGGGCTGCTGTGACGCCAGTGTGAATGCACATCTGCGTCCTGCTACTAAGCCTCGCTTAAAGACTGGGATATCCGACGTTGTAGTCATGCACTCTTTTACGCTGTCGTATAGCTGATGATGCGGTACATAGCGATATCGTGCTCCGACAAGTCCATCAACAGTTTTGCTGTCAGCGTTTAGAATAAGCGCCTTAGCTGAGATGCCGTCCTGCACATGAAAGCGCAGTTCAACAACTTTGTTAATAATATCGGCAGCCAGCGCTGGCGATGTAAACTGATCCAGAGAGCGTGCATTAATATCTACTGCCCCTATGTCAGCCACTAGGCCATACAGCCCTTTAGCGGTGAACTGACATAACTGCTTAAACGCTAAGCTGGTAAGCCTGAAACCGTTTGCAGCTAAACGGCCATCCTTCGTTAGTGTGATATCCCTGGGTGAAGAGATTAACTGCTTAGTAGTGCAGCCATCCACACGCTCGACGTGCTCTACGAACTCGACCTCGGAGTCGAATTCTTTTAGTCTGGGATAGACTGCTAGTCCGGTTTGTTCACTCATACCCAGTCAGCGGCCGGACCTATTTTAGCGGCTAAATTAGTTAAACGTTCCAGAAAGAACTGCTTGTCTTTGATCTTAACAAACACCCCGAATGCGCCGAGGTTGTTACACAGCTCCAGGTCATGAAATACCATAATTGAGCCTAGCCACGAATACACTACACCTAATGACCCAACTGTATCTGGGAACGCTGCAAGTGCATCTTCGTACGCATTGTATGCGCCAGCTTTAGTTGGTCGGCGCATCAGATCATTAACAGTGCTGCGTATTTCATTCCTATTTAAGTTGGCGGAGACAAGCCGCATAGGAAAGTTTATATCTAGAAGACCAGCAAATGTGTTTACAGTGCTGTGCTTCACTCCGCAAACTGTGAGAATCTTCTTTACCGCCGCACGCTCTACTGTTGGTTGTCCAGTAGAGCGCGCTGCAAAGAATGCATCCATTGCCGCATTATTCATCTTCTTCTGCTAGCTCCGTAGCTTTAGTGTAAAACGTTGGACGCTGTAGCGCGGCCATACGACGCACAGCATCATCTGCCGCGTCTGCTTGAGCTGTCACGTGAGCGTTCTCTTCCAGCTGGCTCATAAAATCCACCCCGGGTCGGAAGAAGGGGCGCCTTTGGATACCCAAGACTTGATAGATGTCAGCAAGAACCTCTGGTTTTGTTTCAAGAAGGACACCAAGCTCGTGTGCAGACATTGCGGAAGCGGCCGAAACCTCCAACCTATTGGAGTGGTAAAGCTTCCCAGTGCTGCCACCTGCCTTAGTCTTAACATCACAGACCTCCTTGAGCTTAGGAAGTAGCGACGCCGCACGGGCTTTAGAAAGGCCAGCGCCCTCTGCGAGGAGAAGAATCCCGGCTTCCCACCACTCGAACCTACTGTGCAGGCGATTAATGCCCTGCTCTTCTTCAACGAGCCACGTCTTGAAACGCACCTGGATACGAATACGATCTGGCCCGTATGAATTCTTGAGCGTGTTGAGTGATATCGTAGCAGCCTTATAGTTGCTGTACTCCTTAATCTGCCCAAGGCGCGCTAACTCGAAAATAGCAGCGCATTGGAACTTTAGCGCATAACCGCCAGGTATGTTGTAAACGATATTACCACGTTCGTCTAATGACGGTTTACAGTGGTTTACGCCTAAGAAAGTCCAAGGCCAGCCGAGCAGCTTTTGCGGATAGGCGCGCATGTAGTCGGCAATATTCTTAGCCTCTACTGGAAAGTGCATAGCGGCATGTCCGACTTCGTCAATATTCTCAATCGTCTTCTTGCTGGCTTTACCTGTCAGCGAGTCAACTACAATGCAGTATGGCTGCGTACGTCCAGGTCCAGCGCTTTGCTCTGCAAGCTTTTGAATCTGGTTAGTTAAGTCCGTACACTTGTCTTGCCAGTGTTCCTGCATTTCGCAGTCTTCCACGTGTATCGCGTCTATGTCCCAGTTCAGCACGCTGTTACGCAAATCCGCAGTTGGTTTAGTCTCTGCCTCTAGCAGAATACCCTTACCTCCGCAAATAGCATGCCAACGCATCACCTCGGCAGCGAATGTTGACTTATAAGAAGCTTGCTCGCCTACTGCTTGGTAACAGCAGCTCAACGGCAACCCCTCATTCTGTAGTAGATATCTGACTATAAAGGCTGGTACAGGCAACACCGAAATTTGCGGATTATGCCCGACCAGTATTCCTTTCTTTTGCCACTTGGTATGCACATTCTGCACTACCCGTGCAAAGAAATCATCTACAGTCGCACGCCCAGTTGACGTCTCGACTAATTCCGCTACCTTAGGTTTACGTTTTGCCATTTGGCCCCTATGCAAAAGAGACCCGGAGGGGGTTACCCTCCGGGCCAGCTAAACTTACTCGAATCTGTATTACTTCTTCGGCTGCAGCGCTCGACTACGCGCACGCGCCAAGGCGTCTGAGGTAGCCTTAGTGCGCTCTGGAGCCGCATGGGTCGGCTGGGCGTCGAACGGCGCCGTAGTGGCAGCCTGGGTGGCCACAGGAGCCATAGTAGGCTCAGGCACTTCTTCCACGTCCTCTGGCGGCGGCGCAGGAGCGCGACGCTGCATGGGATTAGTGGTTGTCATTGCCGGCGCTTGGCGCTGCATTGGATTGCTACGCACCGCACCGACAACCGGACCGGCAGGTCCGCCGGTCATTCCCTCACGCGCCTTGTCGTGGATGTGCTGCGGGATGATATCCCCGTAGACGTCGCCCAGAGCGTAGACGATTGCAGACTCAGGTAAGCCGGCGTTACAGAGAAGCGCTACTTGCTCCTCGTAAGTCGGGATACGGATGATGTCGTCCCAAGCGCGCACATGCGACTGTGCCAACTCGTGGATGCCTGGGAAGGTGGGCAGGATGCCGCTGTAATCTTCCAGGATCTCAACTTCATACTTCATATTGTCAGCCTGGCGGCCGCCAACAGTATTCATTGTCCTGGGCGCATTGTTACGGTTCTGCGTACCTGCCTGATGGAACTGGATATACAAACCAGAATCAAGATCGACCAGGTTCTCGTATCGGAAGCTGTTGTCAGGATTGCGCTCTTCCAGCTTGGCCATTAAGGCATTGCCGGCTGACTGGCTTAGCAACATCACCACAGGCTTATGATCCACCTGCGAGCCACGCGGAGGATCTTGCGCAAGCGACTTGTGCTCCATCAGAATACCCTGGATCAAGTAACCGTCCTTAGGACGATCCAGCTGCGCTCCACGACCAGCAGAGCCCATGGTCAACGGCGGCCAACTCGGCAAGCCGGTGCCAGCCTTGATCGCGTTTGTGATAGCACGATGCAGCATCCACACCGGGCACTGCTGGCTATCGGCCATGTGATCCATCGGATCTTTGACGATGAACGTGATGCCAGGATTGCCTAGCGAGACGGCCATGTCATAGCGACGAATCCAGTCACCGTAGTCACGAGGCTGATCGGATAGCCGGAACGGCTCCCACTCGTTTAGATTTTCCGGATTGCGTCCCGGAAACGGGCGAATGATTGTACGTGTACCGCTCCATGTTGGGCGATACACCTGGCAGCCGTGATTGTCTTTGAGGACATACATCCCCATTAAACCGTGCTGCGTGCTCTGGCCTTCGCTGGCCATCTTATAGCGTCCTGTAGAAACAGCGCCTGATCTTGCCATTAATTGACTCCTAAGTAAAAAAGTAAGAAAGTAAGTAAGTCGACTATTAGCCAACTGCAGGGTGTATTATCGCATACATCCGACTGTTTATCAAGCCTTAGCGTAGCTAGGCGCTATACCAAAAGAATCGCATTCTGCGGCTGTGAGCGGCAAGCCCCAGCGCGTATAAGCTTTAACATCTATTCCGAAATGATACAGTGGCGAATCCGCATACGGCTCACCAGACAAATCGCAAGACTTGAAGCTAACTGCATCTACCATGCACTCTGGGAATATGCGCGTGTAGACCTCATCCAAGCTCCTAGCCGGTACTTCCAACACTATCGCGTCATGAAGCTGAAGCACTATCTTGTACCCTAGGTCTGCTTTATTTGGATGATTGTATAGGTGATACAACGCAATGCTGGTGGCGTCAGCCACTTGTGACTGCAGCAAAAAGTTCAGGAACTGTCGCTCTAGTTCGCCCATAGCTCCTCTATCGCTAGATGCTATGCATCTGCGCATACGGCCATAGTAGTTCCTGATCCAGCCTGGACTATGCGCTCTAGCTCTAAGCGCATCCTGCAATGTGGGTATTCCGGGATACGTTTCAAATATAGCATTGATAACGTTCTGCGCTTCCTGTGTCGTCACAGTAACGCCTTCTTCTCCGCACTTGCGTGCAGCTGACTCTGCGGATTGTCCATACTCTAGCGTTTGTTATCGTCTCGGCTCTTTATCCGAAACTTCTGCAACTCAAAATTGTTAATAAAACAAAATCCAATATGTTGCAGTCCAGACTATCTTTTCACCTAATGGTGTCGCGGCCTCTTGGAGAACTTATTTTCTTCTTACGAAGGTTCATTCTCTAGTCGTTGCGGCTGGTCAGCATTTTGCTGCTGACCTTCACCTCGGATTACCCGTTGGCAGGCTTCCCCGATTTTCTCCGCGATTTTAATTCGGCCTTCGGGCCAGATTTTCAGTAATGCTTGTTCTAATTGTTCTGCTGTGGGCACAATAGATGCATGTGTACGTCTATGATGTAAATCACATAAAGGTATCAAATTATCTAAAGCAATATTCATTTTATTGCCATCAATATGATGTACCACTACTCTACCAGTACATTGTGGCACATTTATTGCACATTGCTTTTCCCAAACAGCATAACATGTTTCGCGATAACCGTGAGCATATTTCTCACGTATACGTTTATCGCCTTTCCATTGATGATTAGCTTCGCCTAATTGTGCGCCTCCGCTACCAACTCCTGGATTTTTGATTACACCAGTTTTCACATCATGCATATAGCAACGCAAACGTGCTACTATAGGCTTACATTCTTTGCAATATTTACGCCAACCTCTGCCACGATGTATAAACTTTTTATGACAACGTATACATTCAATATCACGTTGTGTTAATGTAGCGTTTAAGCCGCAACTAACACAACAATAAGATTGATCTCGTCTAGTTGGCGCAAATAACACTTTACAATGATGACATTCGCGCTTTGGCAGCTGGCTGATGTAATATTTACCTTTACAATAATTATTACAATATATGCGTCGGCTACTTTCTGGCAATATTTTACTGCAACATCTACAAGCATTTTCTGACATAATTATCTCCTAAAATATACATTATAGCGTTATGCCGCTAAGCTGTCAATGTTTGGAGATAATTTTCTGGGCCAATTTTCAAATTGACCGAATAGAATTCCCTTAGCAGCCACCCTAAGGCCACCTTTACCTATGCTCTTTAAGCCACTCTTAGTTGGAGCGCAATCTAACCTGAAAGCGCGCACAGCTACTCGACTATGCATGTCATAGTAGTTAGTATCACTCTCTGGCAGGTTAGCCCTGGCGCAATGGTCTAGCATCGTATCGTCTCTGGTGAGCACTGCCATTAGCATTAGCTCTGCGCCTTTGAAGTCGGCTTCTACCAGAAGTGTCTCTTCACCATACTCGCAGTCTGTATTACTGGTAATACAGGATCTGATTGGGAATGTGTACTTATCCCCCAGTATGCGCCGGTAGTCATCTTCTCTACGAGCGCTGAGCGCTTGAAGGTTGGGTCGCGCACTACTGGCTCGACCTGTTTCCTTAACCTGTACGAACGTGCTTCTCACGCGGCAATCTTGACCGACATACTTGCCTAGTCCGCCGCTATACACTCTTCGCCCGTACTTCATGAGTAGCTTGCCGTCTTTAGCCTTGGGCATACTGAAAACACTCTTAGTGACCTGATCGATTAATCGAATGTCTCGAAGTGTCATCGCCAATGGATGGCGAGCGCCCAATATACCGCAGGTTTCTTTATCAGTGCATGGGCTGTACTTATCCATTTCGCCCTTAGCTTCAACCTGGGCCCACGACTTGCCGGCCGTACTCTTAACAGGCGTTAGCTTCAACGACATAGCGCCAGCCGGTCTAACGCGACACCGCTCGCCAGTCTCTTTATCGAATTTGGTGGAGTATGCCTCACCAAACAGAAACTCTACGCACTGCTGATTACTTCTAGGGTTAAAAGTTGGCCAGTTGATTGCAGTGCGCAGCGCCTTGATCTTAGCAACAGCAGCAGAGCTGAATAGATCTGTTAGCGCGTCAATGCGCTCTGGATCAACTTTAACGCCCTCTACGCCCATCTCATTAAAAGCAGGCAGCGCCATCATGGAGGTATGACATGCATGCCAGCATTCATTGCCAAACTGATCTGCATTCAATAACTGCTTCTTGTGCAGCTCTGCCAGCCTCCACGTTATCGCGGCATCTTTAGCGCTATACGGGAAGAGTATCTCTTTAGGACACTCACCATATCCGCCAAGTTCTTCTGCCTTAATCTTGTGCTCTGCGCAGTACCGATGCTTCCATTGCTGTAGCTCGACATCCCAACGATCAGTACCGCACAGCCTAGATCCCATCACTTCTAGCTTATAGTCGCCAGTTTCATTAGTGGCGTGATGTGCCAGCGCTACGTCGAACACGCCAGGATAATCGCCACCTTGGAACTGTTCAAAACTCTCCGGTACGCTAATGCGCTTACGGATATTAACACCGTTCAGCATAAGCCACGGCAAGTCAGCGGCTATAAAGCTACCAATCATCTGCACATCATCGCGATCCAGCAAACGATTGAGTTGACGTATAGCTCCGGCCAGTGACGGAGCAAAGGCCGGCGCACCTCCCTGATGCCGCATGACTATCACTGCTGCAAACTTACCGTCGGCGCTTAGCTGCACAGTGCGCAAATACGAGTTAGGCTCGTTAGGGTGATTGCCGTGCCATTCGCAGTCTAGCGCAATCGTCTTAATGCCCTTCTTGCTTAGTAAGAAATCCACATACTCGGCAAGATCGCGCTCTTTGTAGATGGCCGACCACTGTACGCTCTTGTCAGAAGATACGGCGAAGTTATTACCCTTGATTAGCTCTACGAAATTACGCAATGTAGCTTCGTACTGCTGATGCAACTCTGTAGTACGCAGCACCGCTGCTGGATGTGTAATGGCCATGATTTTCATCTCGTGATGAATTTCAGGCTCTCCAACTTCATAGCAGGGCTCTTGTTTAGTAATAAAGCGCCCGATCATATTATTGACCGAGTACTCTTTACCGCATACAGCCTTGGTGGCTTCGGCGCCCAGACATAGTACATAGTCTGGTTTATAGAGGCGCATCTCTTGGTGGATCAAAGGTAAACAGTCTTTAATCCATGCCGCAGGCACAGCACCGGTCATCGAAGATGGCATTGGCCAACGTATGAGGTTACACACGTACCAGTCGGCTAGCTGGTCTTCAGGTACTCCGCAATGTATCAAAGACTCGCGTAGATACTCACCTGATGGGCCAGTGAAATTGCGTCCAAGCGATACTTCTTCCGACGTGGGCATCTTGCCTATTATCATCACGCGCGGCTTGCCGTTCAGCACTGCGTCCGGCAAGTACTTAGGACCGTCAGCCTCATCAGCCCAGATATGCCCTAGTACAATCTTGACACTCTCAACGCGCCCTTTGTTCTTAATTGGCGGGCTGAAGTCTTTGTCGTATAGCGCACGCAGGTATAGTCGATGAAGTGTATCGCTAATACTTACAATGTGCTTATCTTTGCCTTTACCCTCCACTTGTATCGGAGCGTTGCCATCTATAGCCAGAGCATGGTCTATGAAGTCTGGTCCGGCTGGCGGCATACCGGGCGACAATAACGGGTACATCGGATATCGCTGTGCCCGTACATTGTTTGGATCGCCGCGAAATATAGCGGCATAATCAGCATCCTTAAGGTCTAGCATTCTGGTAGTGTTATGTTGGCCTTGTGTGCAGTGTCGTACATTAGATTCATAAACCGGTCATAGCCAATGCTGGCCGGGTCCTCGCCCTCGGGTAACTGCACGCGTACAACAGGAAAGTCAGGACTTTCTAGCATCATCGCGACAGCTGGGCTCTCTTTGATAGCATCGCTATCATATGCTACTACAGCAGCCTTCCAGCTGTGCTTGATCATCTCGGCCTGTTGAAATGACATAGACTTGCCAAAGGTAGCTACTGCACCATCACCCAGTGTCCACACATTAGTGACACCCTCAGTGACAATACATATCGGATATTGTTTGGCAAAGTCATAGCCGTATAACATCAAGGAACGGCTCATGTTAGGCAAGTTGTAATACTTAGGTGTGTGCATTGCCTTCCAATCACATTCATACGGCGGACGAGACTGCCATCCAACCAGATCGCCATTCATGATGATAGGTATGATTATGCGCCCGTTGGTCATCGGATACTCTGGTGGTGCCTCCTCACAGTAATGTAAGCCAAAGGCCGCTCCTAACCAGTGTGGGTCATATCCGCGTTCCTTCAAGTACGTACACGCAATGTGATGACTTGGCAGGTCATCAAGGCCAACACAGGTTCCTGGTAGCTCCACATGGTTTAGTGCAGCTGGTGCAGAAAACCCTGCATTAATTGTTGGGCGCTTAACGTGTAGCTCGCGCCCTATACCGCCATAAGTCCAGGTTCGCAGCTGTGCTACGTTCTCCGGGTTAGCCATGCAGCCATTATTAAAACAGTGGCAACTCCACCAGAAGCGATCTGATGAATCATATGCAGGGTGATTTACATCTAGGCCGGCGCCCCATCTATGATTGATCCACAACCTATAGCGATCTTCAGCGCAGAAAGGACAACAGACCTGATAGTATTCTCCGTCGTCCGTGGCTATAAATTTAACTCTTGAACCTGACTGCACGTAAGCGCCGCCAACCAGCGGCACGCCAGGTTTAGCAATCTTCACGTCATGGAAGCGTCGCTGTAAAGCAATATACAGCGCCGGATTCAAAACATTGATCTCGAAGGACGTGCGCAGCGCTACTGAGTCGTTCATGTTTGATCTTCTAGTTCATCAAATAGCTTAGCTCTGCCGGATTTGCGTACCGGCGCTGCCGCTACTTGAACACGGTCTACATCTTCTTTAGGCAACAAGCGCATACCTGCATGGTCTGGCTTAAACTTATCTGACACATCGTCCAGTCTACAGAATGCGCCATTAACGCGCAGAATTGTAGGAGGACCAGCTTCACCGTGTCTAGTCTTAGTCGCCACGAATTGGCATACACTGTGCTCCTCATCTTTGGTTCCAAGGCAGAAAGCATACCATGCGTTATTAGCAAAGGAAGTACACCATTCTGCCTCATTATGGTGTGGCCTACGCGCAGGAGGTGCGCTTGTAAAGCGGCCAGCCATCTGATGCGATACCCACACAGTTGTCTGAAAGGGTATAGCAAGCTCACTCTTACACCGTCTGATAAGACCAGCCAGCTCAAGCGCGCGCTGTGATCCTTCAACCCCCTTGGCATTTGTTGCTAGTAACCAGTTGTCTACTAGCTCACCAGCCCAGTCGATGAATACGGCTTTGATCGGCAATCCGCGTTTCTGCTGGATAGCTGTTAGCTTCTGCCTGATCTCTCCGATACCGCCACGCCCTCCGCTCTTAGGATCATTATGATCGACAAGCACTAGGTACTTGTTCATCCACGGTCGAGCCATCTCTAAGCGCTCAGATTCGCCAGGGCGCGGCATGCCTGACTTCAAGCCAGCATACATCAGTTGTTCATACTGTTGCAGGTTGCCTTCGGTACTGAGCTTACCGCCGGCCATAATCCTATTCTTCAAACGATCCTTAAGCACCTTAGCAGCACACGAGCCAGCGCGAATTTGCTGCATTCGCTTGTTGTCTTCGTATCCTATGAAGACTGCTAGCCCAGGAGCTATTACGCTATCTGGTTGCTCATACAAACTCTGTAGTTCTGCTATAGAGCAAGCTAGTTGCATCTGCAGCGTAGTTTTTCCGCCGCCTGAAGGACCTAGTACTACATTACAATCACACGCTTCACTTCCGCCCTCCATGATGCGATCAACAAACGTTACACCTGTTGGCCACCTGGGTCTCGCAACCTCGTCCCAGTTAGCTGGCATTGTGGTGTCATCTTCCGCTTCACGGCCTATAGCCGTAATCGTTTCAATCTTCTGCTGCTGTACCGCAAGTAGCTTCGGCAGGTCATGGATATGCTTGCCGCCCGCGTTGAGTACCGCTGCACGTATAGCATCACCGGTCTCGCGATCAATTAGTATCTCGCGTAGAGTCTCTAGAGCAGAGTTCGGCTCTAGTTCATTCTCCGGGTCCACAGTGTACATGTAACGCAGAATAGCGTCTGCCGTAGCAGCCGCTTCATCGCGTAGCGCTGGCAGTACAAGCGGAGAGTTAGTTACCGCTGTTAGCACGCGCATGGACAGCACGTTGTAGTTCGGCAGTTCCTGGTGCTTGTCGTAATGATCCAGAATAGCCGACCAGATAATTCTGTAGGTCGACTCTCCTGGCTTCGAGAAATGTTCTGGCTTCAGGTGTGTGCGTGCTGCCTGAAACACTCTCTCGCAACGTGCGATGTGTTGGAGCGTAAACTCAATCGTGAAGTTAGTTACTTCTTGATTGGCATAGTCCATGTCGGCCATTGTTGTCTCCTACAGTTTACTTAAAGCCATATCTATAAAATGCTGAGGTATCCGGTTTTTCCAGACACGCGCATACCCATAAGGGTCACAAATTAACTGCTGTACTGCCTCATGTTGTACTTCGTGACAGATGTCTTCTAAATCTTCTGAGTATGCAACACAGTATACAAACAGTGGCGATAGCTGTGCGCGCCATACTGAGTTGAACGCGCACCGCCATATGCGCTTCACACTAGCCTTAGGAAGCTCGTGTCGCATGCTGGCTACGGTAAGTTGAAACTGCCTAGCCTCTGCCTGCCAGGCGGCCTCTAACGCCGCATCTGCTCGTTGGCAGAACTTCTTATAGTTATTAACTAGCGCAGTTAGCCCCTTCGCACCGTTAAACGAATTAGCTTGTGGTCCATGCAATAGTGTGGCGTCCATCTCTATTGAGTTGACAAACGCCGAATGCACGAATCGCTCTGGCTCAGTAATCCCCAAAGCTAGCAGCTCTCTGGCCGCTGACATCCACTTCTCTTGTTTAGCGCTGATGGGCTCGCATTCCTCGTCGCATAAGCGCATCTGTCGTAAAGCTGTCTCGCGGTTAAACGCCATCGACAGCCTACGCGCCATTGCCTGTTGCTCGTTCTCTACCTGTGGCAGTATTTCAACTTCTTCAGGCGGCGGTGCCGGTGCTCGTCGTGCGTTATAGGTTGCCACGGTGCCCTCGCGACATAGGCTCCCATATACTGCCATCACCGTTAAGCTGCACCCACCCGCGCGTATGGTAGTCTCTGCGTCTGTTACTAGAGCGCGCTCTAAAGTAGTCACTCCAGTGGTCCATGAAGTCAATCAAGATGCCGCACTCTTTACCCGTACCAGTATCCGTTCGACATACGCGCCCAGGCATTTGTACGTTCAGCGTTTCTGAGTCGCCCGCATCTGCGCGTATGAGAACATTCAGCGAGTCAAACGACACGCCTACTGCCCATACCCCTGTAGCGATACAACACATAACTTCACGGCGCTCAAATTGCTTACGTAGTTCTGTGCGCTGAGCAGATGTCATCTCTTCTTCCTCTGTCAGCAAGCCAGCTCTTATGTACGTCGCGCGCTTTTCCGTTCCTTGACCCAAAGCTCCTTCTGAATAGCAGAGTTTCGCTTCCGGAAGAAAACGGCGTAGATGGAGCGCATGATCGATAGTATCAACCAACACGAGAACTTGAAGCCCATCTTCAAGAAAAGACTTAGCAGTCTCAGCCAGAATGGAGTTCCTTTGGTGGTTGCGCCAGATTCCATGTCGCTTACGGGAGACGATGGTTTTGTAGGGTCCGGCGACATCGGCGTCTGATCTGACGTCGACCCACTGGACCATGATTGGTGTGACAAGTGCATGTCGTTCGGCGTCTCGTTGGGACATGCTGAATATTTTGGGTCCAAAAATACCCTCCATACGTGCGTGTGCGCCATCCAGCCGCATATCTGGTGTGGCAGTGAAAGTATAGTTACGCGAAGATGCGTAGCGGCCTAGCATCTCTGCCAAGCGATCGGTCATTAACTCGTGCCCCTCGTCGGCAAGCAGGATGTCAGCAGTGTAGTTTGATCGGTGTAGGCTGTCAGCTGTATAGACAGTTACACGACTATCATGATGTTTACCGCCGCCTACCTGCCCTACGTCTGGTACGGTCTCGCTGACAAGTTGTATAATGCGCCCCACTACGTCTTTGCGCTTGGTGACAATGTCTATCTTCGCCTTTGGGTAAAGGTTAGCGACCATTGCCATTAAGTGCGTCTTGCCGAACGCAGGGGGCGCTACAACAACGCCATAGTCGTGCATGTCAATCTGTGACAAGCACGTGTCCTGCTCTGCACGTAACTGGAAGCGCTCGAATACGCGCTCCCAATTAGCTTGGTAAATCTCTGGCCGTTTGGGCGTGTCTTTATCTATGTACACTACCCTATAGCCAAGCTTCTCTAAGTTTGCTTTAACCTTAGGATAAAAGCCCTTAAAACAACATAGACGTCCGCTGTCATCGTAGGTGAACATGACTCTGCGTTCATGTGTCAAACCTCGTTTGCCGCCATCATCAAAGCGGTTGCAGCCAAAATGAAATGTGACATGGTCGTAATACAGCAATCCTTCTAAAGTCTTCAAAGCGGCCATAGGCAATGGATTCTGTCCGTTGCTGCTTACTTCAATGAATTGTCCGCCCTTGCGGACTGTGGCATCTGGCATACTGGCTCCACTGACACTACGTCGAAAGTTCCATATTGTCTATCTTTACGATATGGGCTGATTCCTTTATATCTCCCTGCGATTCGCAGGAGTTCTCGGAAGTCATCCAATGAAATTGCGTCTGGTATGACCGCCTTTGCGACGACCTGGTCGCCTGGGTAGAAAGCTTCGTGAAGTGTCCATTTGCCGGGGCTGTAGAATCGCTTGTAGTCATTCGTTTCTCCTTCGACTATGGGGTCCCAATCAATATCCTTCACCGCTTCAAGATGTGCGCCAAGCACTTCGGCCGCGTAACGCATTATGGCTAACCACCAGGGCGCCAATAGCATCACACGGCCTTTTGGATCGCGTAACATTTTCGATTTATTCTTATACCTGCAGTCGCCCAAACAGTGTTGAGTAAACTCCAAGGTAATAGTTACTTCTCGCATGTGCCGCGTTCTCGTTTAGACATGTTAGATAACTCCTGGGTTGTTAGCTAGCCCACTAAATGCATTTTGTATGACAGCTTAATGTCACCACTACAGCTGGTGTTTAGCGCCGATGCGAACTTTCTTTGATAGCGTCCGCAAGTGCTAACGTGGCATAGACTTGTGCTTCTGCCGCATAGGCCAAGGCCAAATTGGCCTGATCTTCGGAATGCGCCTTCTTAATCATGAAGTTAGCTTTTCCGCGATGACTCATCGTGCGCATTTCTTCTTCTTGGTGCTCGAACGCCTCCTTCACCATGTCGGCGTAATTCGCTTGTGCCTTCACGTGTTCTTCAAATTCCACATCAATAGCGGACTTTATCATTGTCTCTCCTTTTCATCTTGTTATGAAAGTTTCGCTGCAAATTGCTCGTAAGCATAGACTTCTTCTTCATACTTGAAGAAGTCCGCAGCCCTAAATAATCCTGCTCGTTCTTCTGGGGTAGACGCTGCACCGCGATAGATCTCGCTAAGCCAGGTCTGGCGCATATAGTTAGCAAATCGCTGAGAGCCGCGGACATCAGCTTTAACAGGGTCTCTATGCCCTGCCCATGTACGCCAGCAAAAATCATGCGGACGAATACCAGGCAATGTAGCATCCGCGTGCGGCTTAGTGCCCGCTAACTCGTATAGGCCCTTGATAGCCTGCTCTTGCTGCTCGTCCTTCCAGCTGTGTAGTACACATCGGCAGATGTTCTGGTATTTGGCTTTGTAGTATTTTGTGCCTGTTACTGCCCGCTGTGTATGTAGATTCAAACCTAGCGCCTCATAAAGCCTATTAGGTCTGTCAGGATAGCATGGGTCTATGTACCAGCGCGGATCTATGATCTTAGCTAGTATAGCTGCCCCATTCGCAATACTGACTGACTGTAAAAACTCTAACGGCTTCCATGCTATATGCTGTTGCACCAGTTCTTTATCAACCTCTGTGTGCGATGTGCGCATATATGCGGCCAATGCGTATGCCGCTCTATCACTTGCTACAACTTCATGAAAACCTCCCTGGGATGGTCCCCAACAACAGAGACCTAGCTCGAATAGCACTGGTCCGGGTTTATACCTATTAGTACGTTGCGCAACAATTGCCGGCGTACATACTTCGACACGGCGCTTCTGGTCGTAAAGCCCTACTATGAGCTCTGCGTTGCAAGACATACCCAGAAGTCTAATACGCGCATAGTTGTCTACTAGCTTGTCTTCTAAGAATGCATTCATGTCACCATATAGAACCGGCTCTGATTCAGTTCCCTGATACCAGAGCCGGTTATCTATGACATGGACGCGTAAACTATCCGCTCGCAGCACTGTTGGGCTTTCGTTGCTGCAGTATCTTGCATACTGGCGATAGGTCTATGTCGTGATGATAAGGTCTGTAACTACCGCATAGCCATGCGCTATCTATGTGCAAATAGTTAGGAGCCTTCTCGTCATCAGGATCGTATGGTTCTGAGCCGCAATTTGGGCAATGTTCACTTTCCCATGTACTCATATTTGCGCTGCCTCTAATTGAATCACGTTATCAAACTGACCTGTAATTCTAGGCTCGTGAGTTACGAAAAACACCTGTAGGTCACGTTCTTCGGAAAGCTCTTTGAGCCGGTCGATTGCACGGGGGAGGCACCCAATGTTGTGCTCATCCAAACCCGCTGTGGGCTCGTCGAGGACGAGAACGCCGACTTGACCTGCGAAAGTTGAATTGACGGCAATACGGAAGGCCATCGCCAAAACAATCCTTTCTCCCACTGATAGTCTTTTATCTGGCTGGGACCTGATACCGTCAAGGAACCCGGCGACGAAACCGAGGTTATCGTCCATGCTGACTCTGTATGGTGCATCAAAGATCTCCAATGTGTCATTGACTTGTTCAAGCATATCTTCAATATAGGTATAACTCACCATGCGCGGAGCCTCATCATGGTGGAATACCTGTCGCACCAGCGTGAGCATATCCTTAGCATCGCGTGTCATGGAAGCATGCTCACGTATCTGCCTAAACTCAGCTAACTTCTGCGTCGCATGCTCACGATCGCCCCTAGCGCGCTCACGTTGCAAATCCAAAGACTGAATGTTACCCGTGTGCGTCATCCCTCGCGTACTGCGTTGCTCCTGTAATGACGATATAGCGTCCATCAGTTCACGCTCCTCTGCAACAATGCGCTGTAAATCAACTTCTGTTGCAGATGGAGCAGCGCATGCTTTAAGCGCAGCCACAGCGGCTTGTGCATTAGAGCACTCCTGCTGCCAGGCTAGGTACGCCTTCATATCAGTGTCATGCTGTATCCAGGCATCTTTGCGCGCAGTTAGTTTTGCTAGCTTTGGCTCAATCGTAGCCAAGTCAAGTTGCAACTTCATAATCTGAGACTGTCGCGCTTCCTGCCCTGGCATGGTTTGACCGCAAGCTGTGCACGTAGCATGCGCCTTTGATGACAGGTCACGAATAGAGCTGCGGCAGGTAGCAACTGACGACTGATACTCGGCTAGTGTTTGCACTTCCTTAGCATTGAGTGTGGCCTTGGCTGGCTGCACTGGTACACGCAGTTGCGGCTTAGCTGCAGTAGCTTTAAGCCGCGCCTCAGCCTGTTCTCGTGCCTTCTGGCTGGCATGGTATACGCGCCATTGCTGCAACGCCCCTCTAGCTTCGTCATAATAGTTGCCAGCCTCGGTGAGGTCGTCTTCCAGTATCTCAATATCCAGGTCTAGGCGTGCTATGTCTTCCTGATACACACGTATTACAGCTTGTCGCCTATTTTCCAGCTCTGTATCCAACGTATCAAATGCTGTCAGCTGGCTCAGCAGCGCATCCTCGCTGAGTAGTGTTGTAGGCACCTCAATGCTATTGATGAACTCGCCGGTGTGTTTGTGTACGGCAGCCGCATGGCTTAGCCCAAACAACGCAGCCAACGAAGCGGCGCGCTCCGCTGGCTTCTGATCAAACATCTCGTCTATCTTACGCTGACCAACAAACACATAGTCTACTATCTGCTTCTTGGTTACACCGAGTCGCGTCCACAGTTCTTTATTAATCTCTATTGCGCCGTTGAACTGCTGACCACCGACTACTAGCGTATTACGATTCGGCCTTAGGCTGCGCACTATCTCTATCGGAGCGTTGGCATGTGTTAGCGATAGAGTAACACCTGCATTGCCAGTAGCGTCTGCGCCCTGCGCTATATCTTCTAGCTTATTCCTATCGCCACCTGCGTCACCTGTCAAAGCAAATTGCATAGCGCGCAAGATGTTAGTCTTACCGCTACCGTTAGGCCCAAGTAATAAATTCAATCGTGGGCTGAATGTTAGACATAAATCCCTATGCTGGCAAAAGTTATCCAGCGTTAGTCGATCTATAATCATACAAGCAAACAGTCTGCTGGGTCTTCGGCCACGCCACATGGCGTTAGGTATGTTAGTAGCGTTAGCGCGTCCAACAGCGGCATAGTCTGCGTCGGCAGCGCCACTGCTTGCTGGACCTCGTCCATAAGGCTAAAGTCCGCAAAGATCAGCGCAATATCTGGCTCGATACCGTATTCCTTTTGGATCAAGTTGAGCCAGTTAGTTTCATCGGCAGCTATGTCTTCAGTTGCCGGTATGTACTTATACATCGCTTGCAGATTTTCACCCAGTTTACGCCCAGCGACAATGAGTCCCTTGGTTAGACGCACACATGCAACGTAATTTTCTTTAGTAGAATCTTTTAGTTCTGGATCCATTTGGAATCTCTATTTGTTACTTGTTGTAGTTTTGTTACTGCGCACGGTACTGACCTTACGTAACTGCCGTGACTGTGTCTCTTGCATAACAATGTCGAAAGCTTCTTGTAGCTCTTTCCAGACCATGCTCAGCTGCGTATGTGTAGCGCACGCCACAAGACGGTCCTGAAAAGTAATATACTGCTCGCGTAACTTCATCAGCCTTTGCCCGATTGGATGCATGTGCAGTAAGCTCTTAAACTCTGCCTCAGCGGTCAGGCGTATGATCTTCTGCGCATCTGTCGGGTATCTGTTGAAGTCATCGTCATTGAACGGTATCGGCATTGGCACTGGTCCGTCGGCCAGCCGTATAGAATTACGACCGTAGTAGGTGTAGTTATCTGGCGCACCTACATTTTCTGGCCTGAGGCCGCGAACATGCGCCACAATCTCAACTTCTGTCTGCCGAAGTCTGGTTGCTGCCCGAGCACTTCGTCGCTCCCATAGTTGCTTTTTAGCTAGCAGCTCTTCCATGTTGTAGTAAGCTTCTGCTCGCTCTACGGCTTGTGTAACAAGCTCCTTTTGCCACGTAGCGTCGCTGGCCAGTATCTCGGCATTAAGATCAGCAGCGCGCTCAGATAGTCGCCTTTGAAAGTGTTCTTTGTCTGTTACTGTTATTGACATTGTGTCAATTCTCCGAAGATTGAAAGTAATTCTGTTTGAATATTGCTGGCACGCGCCAGCCGTATTGCGTAATCACGAACCCTGACATTGTCAGAATAGAATTCTGCTATGCAGCCTTCTAGTCCGCCCTGCATCACTGCTTCTACCCTACGTGACTGCTCCACGTTCATTTGCTCCGTAACAATTGCTTTGAGCGGATCTACAAATAGATGTGCGCTTGTACCTACGGTTGCTTCTACCCGTTGTCTTGCCTGTGGCAGATCACTACGATAACGCACGCGTAACAGGTTAACAGCAATATTGGAAGGTACGGCAGATTGTGGAATCCTGGCAGGGTTTCTATCCCAGGTACTAACAAATTCATCTAACTCCTCCGTTGTGTTAAGGATGTTCTCAAAATAGTTACGTGTACGCAGCTGTATACATTCTGTAGACAGGTCATCAAATAGTATGTAGACACTCTTAACAGGTATCTCGCCTATGTCTTGCATACACAATGAGCCTGGCGATATTAACGTTCTAGCGCCATGTGTAACTACCATAGCTCTGTGATAGTCACCAGATATGATCAATGGGTTACCAAATGTCCAATCAATCCATGCATCCCCATGCTTATCGCCTAAGAAATCTTTCCAGACCTGATGGGTCATAAAGATATCTATATCTTCCGGTATGTTCTTTAACTCGCTCTCCACTTCGCCCGGATTGCAATAATCCAGACCGTGTACGCGCATACCCGCAAGCTCGACAGTAGTCTTATGCAGATAGTCCGGCCAAGGATGCATAGCGGATAGAATAGGCGGCGCTGATCGCTCGTGTTGTCCTTGTATGTAAAACACACGGCGGCTCTCTTCCTGGAAGCGATCTAAGGCCAAGCGCATAACATGTAGCGCATCAGATTGTTGCAGCTTCATGTCAAATAGATCACCGGCTAGAAATACGTTGGGGACATCATAGGCGTCTGCGATATCGTTTATTTGGCCTATCGAATAACCGGTATCGCCGTATATCTCATTGCGCCTATACCATGTGCGATCGGCACGTCTAACATGCCAATCAGACGAAACTAGTGCAAACGGTTGCTTGCTAATTGTGTTCTCCCTGCTTCAGCTTCTTTTCGCTCAGATAAATACCAAGCGCTAATAGCAATCCGGCATCGCTTAATGTCGGCGCATCGAAGTCTATTACGTCTGGATCATTCACCTTGTGTGTATGTCCAGCCTGATCTGTCATCAATACGGTAATATCACCGGTAAGCAGCATTATTTTAATCTGCTCGGTAAACTCCTCGCCGATCTGTTCGGCTTTTCTGGCTATATCCAATAGCGCGTCTCGCGGCATGTCTTTCCAAAGATATGGTACCGTAGAGGCGCGCTCGGCGGGTGTCTCAGTAGCCATCAGCATAGCTGTCACTACTGCCTGACGGTCAACTTCAACCGCATCCGCATACATTTGCTTGAAGTGTCTAATTCCCATCTTGTTTTCCTCTTATACAGGTACAGTTTTTACAGAGTAACAGCTTAGATGCGATTCTCTTAATCATTGCTTTCTTTGCCGAGATAGCCAGTTTCTGTGCCTGCGCTGGGCTGGCACAAGAAACTGGCTTTAACTCGCCTATGATCTGGCCCTTAGCGGATGCCGGCCAATAGTCGGCAATATGCTTTGAGCCAAACATGAACTTCCAGTGACGATTCTCGTCACTACACTCAACGGTCAGTCGTTCAAATGCAAGTTCGGCAGTAAGTGTTGGCAGTTCATTAAGTGCCGATGTCAGTCGTTGCTGTCTCAGTGTGGTTTTTACTGCTATGCTCCGCGATTATAGCTGTGGTGCTAATGTCGTGTTCCTTTGTAGTAACCACGAAGCGTCCGCCATTAGCGACCACTTGAGAGGCTCCAGGTGTCATTTCGATAGTGTTGTCTGGCCCCTTGATAAGGACATCAGGCTCAAGAAGTTCAAGCAGCTTTGCCGGGTCATCAGCTTCCAGCGCCAGCACAGCGCTAACCTGTGGATGACTGGCAACCATCAGCGATCGCACCTCGTAGGAATTGATGGGCCGTCGCTTGAAGTTGCTTGCTGACTCGTCAGAGTTGACTAGTACTAGTAAAAAGTCACACTCCTTAGCCGCTTTGCGCAGCATGTCCGCGTGCCCAATGTGCATTAGGTCAAACACGCCATTGGCTATGCCAAACTTACCCTTACTAATTTTTACCGATTTACGCATGCGCAGGGCTTCTTCTAAAGACAGCTCTTTGGCAGCCGAACCTAACGACACGATCTCCTTGCGCAGAACGTCATGCGCTCCTACTGGCACAGCGCCAAAGTACCCCACCTTAGCAGAGCCGGCCGCGTTGGCGTATTCAACGGCGTACCGCATAGATTGCCTATTGCCGACACAGTACGCGAGGGCAGCCACAAACGCATCTCCTGCACCGCAAGTGTCACGAACAATAGTGGGAATGGCAGGTAAGTTCTGGTGCATTAGCGCATTCAACAGACTAGCACCCTCTGCGCCGAGCGTAGTCACAACATTCTTCGGCTCCAGTTCACGAAACAGGCTACGCATTGCCTGCACAACTGGCGTGTTGGGAGCATACTCGGCCAACTGTTGCGCGCTCGGCGTAATAGCATATGCGCCTTTGTAGGAATGCATGCGCCGAACATTAGGATCGATGATGACTGGCGTATCTGTTTCTGCAGCACGGCGCATGACTGTGTCCAACACGCTATCGTCGATGACGGCGTTACCGTAGTCAGAAACAAGCACTACGTTGGGCCGGTGCGAATCATATGCGCGCTCAAACTGATCGCGAATATAGTCATGCACATTGGCCTCCTCAGCACTGGAGTCAAAGCGTGCTACCAGATGGTCGCCAACATAGAGCCGATTTTTAACAGCATGCTTGTAGCCCGGCGTTTTAGCCGACGCTAGCTTAACGTCATTCTGCTTCAGACATTGCGCGCATATCTCGCCAGCGCTGTCGGCAGCAAGCGCTGTCACTAGTACAGTGTCAGCGCCTAGGCGCGCAAGCGTAGACGCCGCATTAGCCGCGCCTCCGACACCGTGCGCGGCTTCCGTAATGTTAATCACGGGTATAGGCGCAGTCTGATCGAGTCCGCGCGGCTGGCCGATATAGTAAATATCTACCAGTGTCGGACCCACTACCAAAACTCTAGGTACTGGCATCTGTGTTCCTTTCAGATTCGTGGTCAAAGGTTATACATCTGAGCCCGCTTACGCTGGGCGCATTGCTGGTGCATTTTGAACAAATGCGATTACCAGCGCCTGTGGATAAAAACTCTTTATTGCAGCGCAAACAATGTCGCTGCTTCTCTACGGCTCTATCATCAGCTAACTGCATAATTTAAGAGTCCTTGTTGTTCCGTCGGGATAGTCAAAGCAGTACTCCCCGACAAGGGTATCACGCGGTTCGAGCGATACATTAGGCGCATCTCGAAATGGCGTGTCTTTGGGCAAAACCATCACCGCATCTACATACGGACCTCCGACAGAATCTCCATCCAGCACCATGATGAGTATCGTGGCATCTGGCAGTGTCAAATAATAGCCGCCGAGTATTTCATTACACGCTTCGTCGTCGGCTGTCTTGTTATCCTTTAACGTTTCCTGCAGCAGGTCGAAGTATTTGCCGCTGAGGAAATACGTATTCGTTGCAGGGTCTAAGTCTTCATACTCCAGCTGCAAGAGCTCTGGAATACACCGACAAGCCAGATCGCGATCAAAGAACGCGTCTGCTTCACTAATCACTGGTGCTTCTTCAACTGGTTTTGCTAGGTCAGCTTCGACCTCGGCTAGCCAGTGAGTGAATGCAGGTTGTACGCTTTCAGCAAATGCCAGTAACAATTCAATCTGGATATCTGACTCAATACCGTACTTATCTGCTAATACATAAAAAGATGGACTATTTTGATTTGGCATTTGGGGCCAACCTTCCGAATGCTGAGAGGAAAACATCGCCACGCGTGGCATTCAGAAAGGCTGACATTATGTCTGGGTCACTTAAGAGCCATTGTTGCCGATACTGAAAACACCGCCCCACGAGCCATGCAAGTTGATAATCGTCTGGCTGTCTGACAACGCGCAAGTCGTCTGACTTCCAAGACTTCCAGTCGGGCGGCATAACCGCACAACAGCCGTGTAGTGTATTCCAGCGTCCTTCACTGCCATCGGCAGCTATGCGCTTATATGTGTAGGGAGTTATCGAGTACCAGTAGACTCCACCGATTGCGCTTGTCATGTTTTCTTGCTGAAAAACGTGACGGAATTCCTTCTGTTGCGGATATACATCGCGCAGGAATGTCTTGTTCAACCCCATATCCGCATCAAAGTAGATGCGGGAGGCGTCATCCTCGTGCCCTGTGTACTTTCTCCATGATGCCACTTTCGCGCCTGGGTTTGCACGAAGCAGCTCGCGCAACCGTCCGTAAATGTTCGACACTCGTCGCGCATGGCAATACGGACAAATTCGTAGGTTGCAGGATTGCGTCTTGGGCGAGTATGCACAAGTAGATGGAGGACAATTACGTATATAGGCCAATCTCTCAGTCTGTAATTGCTCACATCCTGCGTCTCGTAGCGCTGGCAAACGACTACGCCATGCTTCCTGTATAACTTGCAACCGTTCGATGATCTGTTGTTTGTAGTCTGTTACTGATCCGGTAATCGGATGTATTACAGCGTATAGCTGAGCTGCCATCGAAGGGTGCAGCGGTAGCGTTTGTAGTTGAAACTCAATCCTTGGCATTTCGCATCCTATTGGACTTACCGGCTAAAATTCATCTCATGATGAAAATGTCAACTTCCTCGAAGAAATGTTTGGAGCTGTTTATCCTTTATTTCTTTCTTAACAGAAAGAAATAAAGTCCGGAATTTCTTTATTTTTAGTAAGAAGTTGAGTAGTGTTAGAAATTTTTAATATAAAAAGCGGAGGGAGCCGAACCTCTAGTTCGCTCCCTCCGCCAGGCTAACATGGCACCAGCTCGACGGTCTTATAGTTTCGGGTGAGCATCACCAAACTACAGTGTCCAATCTTTACGATGACTACAAACAGGATTTGAACCTCATTAAGAGGTAACTTTGCTGCGAATCACGATAAAGATTTTGTCTCTCGCTGTCCATCCTTAGCCTCTTTTCTTTATTTTCGTTTTGACGCGCTAGGACGGGGCAGGAGCTGCGTTAAGGTCGCAACCCCTGGTTCGCCCCACTTTACCCTAATAAGGCTCAGGAATCGCTTCCTGGAGGCCTTGTCGGGCTTGCTGTGTTCGGGGCCTAACTGGAACGCCGCTAGAAAACCATCTAAGTGGAAACCAGAGGCATTACTTGGCCACATCCGAGTCACGTCATCAAAGTCTTTTCCTGGCCGACCCCAGAAGTCATCTAAACCACGGCCGAAGATACGGCCAAAGTTTGAGAACTCACTGGCATGCGCTTTACCGTTACGTAGAACAGCAGCAGTCGTTTGTGGACTCGACCAGATCTTGGGCGGCATTGGCGGTATCTGCGCCGCTATCATTGCAGCTTTGGATACACTGCGTGTCGTCAATTTGGCCGGCTGCGATCGCGACGTTGTCGTGGACACAGACGTCGACGCTGGCTTCAGCGATATGGGGTGCGATCGGTTTTGGCGACCGGACGCGCGAGGCGGCCAGCTTAGCACTTTTGGTGGCTGCCTTCTTGGCTACCTTTTTCACAGCTTTTTTGGCTGCCTTTTTAGTCGCCTTCTTAGGGGCTGCTTTTTTCTTTGCCATCGGTTCTTCCTTCTTCTTGTAATTAACATCGAGAAATTTATCCATGCTGGGGCATTTACGTAATGGCTTCCAGCTTTTTTCGTTACATAGAGCGCCGTCGCGAACTCTTATCTCTGCATCCATCCAGTTACAAAATTGCCTTCTGGTAGTCAGATAATATCCCCAGTTGTGGTTAACTATCGACTTGTCTTCTCTAAACAGTCTCTCTGTTTGAGTCTTCCTGGATTTCCACAAGATCTTTACTTCTCTAAACTCCGGCAACTTACGATGCGCATTATCGCCATAGATATAGTTAAAAACTACAACCAGCCTCAACAGCGAATTGCACATCTCGTTTAACTTACCAAAATCCACCAAAGGCGCCGTTATCGGGGTCTTGTCAATAAGTTTGCCTAACTTACGACCAAACTTATAGAGATCAGTACAGCGCACTGGGCCATTGCGCTGCCGCGTTCCGCGCATCTTGAGAAGTCTGGTCACACCCTTCGGGTCGTACTTCAGCGAGTATTTATACCAGCTATGGAATTTAAGCGGAACATAAAAACCCGCGCCCGTAAACTTGTCGACGTTATCGTGTAGCAGTTCACCAGATACCCTAATACTGCCGATACGTCTTCCTATGGCTATTGCCTCATCTACGCTGTAACCCGTGTAACAGCATAACTCCGAAGGAATGATCTCAATAGTATCGAGTATGTTGCCGTAGCGGTGTATTAGCGACACCCTACAAAGTGTTGGATCTTCCGGCGGATATTTGACCTCTAGCGCGCGCTGGCATTCTTCAGTCGTAGATCCAAACACTATTTTGTCTAGGTCTGCTGTACGCGCTGTCTCTTGGGCGTAGAATGGTTCCCACGTATTGACCCCAGTTTGTATATATCCCAGCAGTTCCGTATCCATATTAAACTCCTAGGCTAGTTAACGCCCAGAAGCTGAATACCGTCAAGCAACTGGCCTTCCAGTACCTCAAGAAGGCGCTGACCCTCTACAGAGTCGCGCAGACGGTCGGCCGCAACGGCAGCCTTAGCGCGACGCTCCAGCGAAGGCAGATCCTGCAACTTACGGCGCCAATCGATCCAGGTGACGTTGTTGTTGTGGAGCTGCTGCTGCAAGTCCTTGCCAGTCTTGGCGTTGACTTTGATAGCGGCGTTGGCTTTGATATCTGACTGGACACTCCAGCTGATATTTGGCTTGCTGGCGCGCACGTGAATCGCAGCCGTGAAGGTGTTCTTTGTTGAGCATAATCCCTCAGTCGATACATTGGTCACGATTCCCTTGCAACCAAGTTCTGCAGCTGCATCGGTAAGCAGCTTGAGCGTCTTTTCCGAAGCAGTGTTAGCGCATTCCTGGAGTAACTCGTACAACTCCTTGTTATGCTCTGCCTGCTCTAACTTGAGCTTCTTCTCAAGCGACTCGCAAGCTTTGATGTGGTTCTTGATCGTCGCCTCGGCGCGAGCCATAAGGATCGCAGCCACGTCTTCCTTGTCCACGCGACGGTCTAACTCAAGTACTTGGTTTACGCTTACGAGTTGGTTTTCGTTCGACATCTTCTTTTTGTTCTTCCTTTGGAGGGGTTGCCGCGTACCGTTTCTGGTAAAACGCCCACCACTCCGCTTTGTCCTTAACTAAATCTTTTACGGATAGCCAACCGGGGACACCGGCAGGTCCAACCACTGCAACTTTATAGCTGCCTGGCTCTTTAATCGCAGAGTGCGATAACACTGTGTACTCAGATGCTGAGGGACCAGTACCAAATCGAAAGTATAGTATGTCCAGATACTGTATACTTTGATTGTCGTATGTTGTGACATCCTTATTGGGTAAAGGGGTCATGGTTACACTGTGACATTTGTCAACTGGTACTGTTACTGGCATTAAAGCTCTTTCGGTTCTGATAATCTAAATCCCGTGCGCCACAGTATGCGCGCTAAATCTTCTGCAATAGGTTCAACCCAGCTTTCGTCTTTAGACCAGTCAGAGGCGTGTAGGCATTCGTGCAGAATTACCGTTAGAAGCCTGCGCTGGTCTCTCTTTAATCTAGCTGGTAGCCGTATTTGTTTCTTCTTCTTATTTGGCGGATCGCACTCGCCATCACAACCTGGGGTCGGAGCAAACAACATATTCCACTTTTTGCCGCCGACTGTAACTAACATTTGTCACCTCAGTATTTTAGCTGTGGCTGCGAAACGAAATAATCGGCTGTGAAATTCAAGTATCGTACCGTTGTTCGGTATGATTATGTCTGCGTCGTCCTTGGTCATTTCCAATGACGGATCGGTAGGCACTTCCCGATCAATCCATATAACTAGCAGAGCGGCATATCTCTGACGAAGAGCATCTAGCTCGCCCTTACGCCGGATACCGTTGAGAATATCGCTACTCTTTATCATATCCTCATAGAGGCGAATACCGTCTGGTTTATTATAGTCCCAGATGATCTCTGCCCATTCTAGTCTATGGCTATGCCTATCTGCAAACGCCTCTTCTACGGACGTATATCCATATTTGGCATGAAGTTGCGTAAAACATAGTTTCGCGGCCGCCTCTGAAGTACTGCCTTCATATCGAAGTGTGGAATGTACTTGCAGGAAAATTGATGCGGTGTCTTTGCCGGACCTGCCATGGCCACAAATTGCCAACAGCGTCATGTGGTTCCCCATTTCTTGTGTCGTATTTCCCGTAAGGCGAGCGCGTATTGACGATACGCCTCGTTCATAGGGGAAAATTGTTTATCTTTGAACTTATTGTGAAATGACGGCCAAATGATCTGGTGTCCGCCTGCTGCTCTAAACTGTTCTTCATACAGTTCGTCATCGTCAATCAGCAACGCTCCTGGCTTTGATACTGCGTTCTTCTTAGCAGTAAAAATAACGTCTCTGTTCCAGTTCAAGTTTTTCCGCAGCCAGGCTAGTTTGCCTTGCACGCAGTAGCCAGTCTCGCGCCCATCAGAATGTTCCAGTATTAGCGGGCGCGTTAGTATAGTCACTTCGCGCGATATCTTATTCGCGAAGTCGATCAGCTCCAAAGCCCACGGAAACATTTCCAGGTTTTCCCAGAATTTTGGGCCGGAGGCGATCACAGGGGCCCAAGCATTTGCAACGCTCATGTCCAGAGTACGTTCAAAATGATACTCTACGGATTTGTACATGTCTGATCGATCGTGCAGTTTCAGCACGGCTCCTATCATGTCACACAGTACGCCGTCCATATCCACAAACACGTGGTCAAACACGATTACTCCTTAGTTAGATTAAAAATTCGCTAGTTAATGGCACGCGCGAACGAATACCACGCAGTGCGCGCAATACTCCTACATCTTCGTCTGGATCGACACAGCCTCGCACAGCGCGCGCCAAGCTGTCCCGCGTCCGTATTAGTCGCTGCTCGTCTATGCGTAAGTCCTGCTGATCAATGACAAATTCAGCTCTATCTGCTTCTACGCTACGTCGCATGCTTTCACTGGCAGTTAGGTTTTCAGAAGCAGCCTTACTCATAGCCTCAAGCCGTGTAAGCGTGCGCTCCGCTAGCTGTTCTTTGGTATTTAGCGCTAATAGGAATTTAGTCTGCTCCTCTTTTAGCTCCGCCCGTGCCGCATACATCTCGGCCGCACGTTCCAGCATTAGCTTCTCTGTGGTAGTTGTCTCTGTGCCGCAACCAATATTGCGCGTACGGACAGGTCTACCAATCAGCACCTTATCTGACGACGCTCGGCTGCGCACACGCGGACCAAGCGCAGCTACTAGCTCTGTCTGCGTAGCTAACGTTAAGCCCTCACGGTTTACACTGTTAAGCCACACCCAAGAACCAAAGTCTTCTGCCTCTTCGCGTAATCGAAATTTACCGAATAGTACATAGCCTGTTGGTATGTGCGCTAAACCCCAATGGACTGCCTTTAACGGAAGTTGGTAAACTCCAAACAGTCTATTGGTACCTACTACTGTCCATCCCTGCGTGTCTAGCTGGTATACGCTTAATTTAGAGTTATAGCGCGCCATTCTGCGGCGGCTGCTGGGAACAATTACAGGGATTACTATTGCTTCTGGTTGTTCTAGTGTAAGCCCAGTGTCAGCAAATTCAGTCACATGTGACCTCCGATTGTTGGTTACTTAATAAACACGGCCCGACCATAATAGCCGGGCCGTGTTCACGTATCAATATGTAGCTTAGCTGGCGGCCGCTGCGGCGAGCTCTCGCTGTTTCTTGCCCGCCTTCGCCTCTAACGCACGTAGTGCGCGCCGGTCGGTCCTGACCGACTCTTTAAGGCACGAGATCTTATTCACGCAGTCCATAATGCGCTTATGCAGCATCACCTCCACCGCTTGGCCACGCCCGCGGCCTGGCGGTACGTAGCTCCAAGTCATGTGGGCCTTCCGGCTGTCGGCATGGTACTTAAAGCCGCTATGCTTGGCTATGCCAGCTTTAACAAGCGCCTCACGCGCTCCACGCACCGAACTGTTGTGACGTCCAGTGAGGAGCGTCAAGTCACGGTCGCTAAGCGGCTTGTTGTTGTTGAACATGCAGAGCATAACTATGCGCTGGATGCTGGACAGGGCAGGCTTTGTGGACTGCGGTAATTTGGTTGCTTTTGTAGCCACCGGCCGTACTGTTGTTTTCGTCATTAGTTTCCTTCTACCTCCTGCAGATCGTTCATTTCAATGAACGCAGCGCAGTGGGTGACCGCCGCCTCGAATTCTTCCATCGTGCGGTCGAGTCGTTCTAGTGTGTCGTAAGTGGTTGGTAGTAAGTCTACGGCGTCGCCAGACACCATTGCATCAAACCCTCCGGCCTTCGCCACTTGCAAAGCAAGCAGGTCAAAAGGCTGGGCGCCAACAAGACTGCAATCCGGGCAATAGGCCACAGCAATAGCAGTGCCGGGCATTGTGGCATAAACACAAGTATCAAATTCGCCACAAACGCCACAGAAATCGTTGGTAGTACTCATCTTAAACAGCTCCTTTGGGTTAGAAGTGATTACGAATAAACTTCGTAGTTACACTTTGATTAGCGCATCAAATTGCGCTTCCGTTAGACACGGCACCTTTAGTTTTGCCGCGTTGGTTACTTTTGATCCTCCGTCTTTGCCTACAATCAAGTAGGCGGTTTTGCTGGAAACACTAGAAGCCACGGTTCCGCCGGCAGTAACAATAGCGTTATGGATGGTTTCCCGGGTGTACTTCTCAAATGATCCTGTAGCGCAGCATTTCTTGCCTACAAGCGGACCGTCTGCACTAGCTGGCTGTGTTTCCTCTTCGCCGGGATTAAATCCCAGGGCTAATAGCTTGCCTATTAGCACAACATTTTCCTTCTTCTCAAACCAAGCCGCGATCGACTTGCTGGCCACGTTGCCTACAAGCGGCTTCAACTCCTCCACAGAGAGACTGGCGATCTCCTCAAGTTTGCCGTATGTGTTTACCAGTAGCTTGGATTTCGTTCTACCCAAGCCAGGTATATTCAAACAGGATAGCAATCTATCCGGCGGCAGCTTCTTAGCCGCTTCAAGCTCAGCTAGTAGCTTGTTAACACTCTTCTCGCCCAGCCTATCGAGCTCGATCAGTTCTTTGCGCTTGTTACCCAGATACCACAGATCAACAAAATTCTTGACTAGTCCATTACTAATCATGTTCTGGACAAGCGACGGACCAAGTCCATCAATACAAAGTCGATCCCTATCTGCCGCTGCTAGTATGGTGGCTGCCAGCTGCGCGTTACAGCCTAGCGTGTTAGTACACTTGATTGCCACTCCGTCTTGCGCTGCTACGCCCTTGCACAACGGACAGGTGGTTGGCCGTTGAAATGGTTTGGGGCTGCCTACGCGCTTACTCTTATCCACACTAATGATGTGCGGAATGATCTTACCGGCTTTCTCTACCAGCACGGTGTCGCCCATACGTATATCAAGCCGATCCACTTCATCAAAGTTATGCAGAGTAGCTTTGGTGATCGAGGTGCCGTCAATATCGACTGGGTTCAGCAGTACTACTGGAGTAAGGGTGCCGAGCTTGCCTACCTGTATAGCCAAATTAGCTACAGTGGTAATACCTGTGTAGAGATCCTTCTTCACAGCAATAGCCCAGTTAATCGCACGCGAGGACGAGCCTAGTGCATTCTGGTCAGCAAACTTGCTTAGTTTAACTACCACACCGTCCGTAGGTAGCTCGCTGGCAGCGATCGTACGCCGTGCAGCGTCTACGGTAGGAGATATGTCGTCAAACTGTAATGCGCCATGCGCTAGTGTTAATATCACAGGCATGCCGTAGAGCTTAAACTGGTGCTTGGTGCTATTCCAGTTGTCGGCAAGTAGTTTTGCTGAACATGTGCCTATGCCGTGCATGATAAAGCGCACGTGTCGCGCCCATGCTTGTTTCGGATCTAGGCTCCTTAGCGCCCCCACTGCCGCGGATCTGGGATGTGTCCACGGCTTCTCTCCTGCTTTAGTTTGCGCAGCGGTTAGCCGTCGAAAGTCGTCCTGGCTGATGAACGCCTCACCGCGAACCTCTACGAAGGTATCTTTGAAGAAATCCGGGGCGCCCGTTTTCTCTAGCTTCATTGGCACACCGCGCATATTACGCGCACTGTGTAGGATGTCGTCACCCTTGGAGCCGTCGCCTCGTGTTACCGCGCTCGTCAGTACGCCGTTACTGTACAGCAAACTGACAGCCAAGCCGTCTACTTTTGCCTCCAGCATAACTTGAGGAGTTGTACCGAGCTCTTTATGCCACTTATCCCAGCGCTTCCTTAACTCCTCCGAATTGAAAGCGTTATCGATCGATAGCATGTACTCGCCGTGTGTTATCGAGTTGAGGCTATCTACGGGTTCTCCGCCGACACGCTGTGTAGGACTATCGGCGATGTCTAGCGCGGTATGCTTGGACTCGTAGTCAAGCAGTTCCTGAAAGAGCTCATCGTATTCTTTATCCGTAATAGTCGGTTGCGCGTCCACATAGTATAGACGGTCGTGCCTACGTATGTCCGAGCATAGCTTTGCATGCTTTGCCGTAACTTGCTCATTCGTCATTATCGAGTATCTCTTCTTTCTTTTGTCCGACCCCTATAAACGGCCTATCAGCTACATGCCATTTCGGTCTAGCTTCCAGCCATTCTTCTAGAGTCATTGTAAAGTCATACGTAGTACCACTTGCGGTCAAGACAATCGCATTCCGGTCACCGTCGTAGACGATTGTGCCGAGCGGCATGAGTCCGCCAAATAGTTCATGGTATATCCATTGCCCTGTTTGTGGACTAAACTCATCTGCCAACTCAATCTCAGCCTCCACGACGGCAATTTTTTCCTGATACAGAGCCAACGGCATCTGTATAAATGCTTTGTACATTTAGTCTTACACTTCTCCTCTGCTGTTATAACGCTACACAATGGCGGTATAGCTTAGTCAGAGAAGTCGTAAATTGACAAGTCTTCTGGAAGCTCATACCGTGCGCTAAGCGTTTGTATTGCGCTATCGTACGTTTTTTCTAAATCTATGCGCGCCTGGCGTGAAACTTCATCTACCAGCACATTCATGTTGATTCGCCCGCGATCCACAAAATGGAAGGTGATCACGAACCCGCGCTTACGAAACTCATCAAAGACCTTCCATATCTCCTGATGCGTGTGTCGCGATTCTGGATTGTTACCAGACATAGCGATGATTTGGCTATCGGTGCAGATATGTATCTGCATCTGCTTAGAGTTAGCCAATTTCTCTTTCCGTCGATGCGTACCTGGTCCGTCTTTACCTGTGTACCAGGACAATGCATGCAGGTACGGCATAAGCTCTCCTAGCGTTACCGTACCCGTGTTCATCGCGCCAAAGAATAACTTACGTGCATAACTTGCGCGATCAATTAACACACCGGCCCAGCCGGCGCCCATCTTCCAACCCTGCCCAGACCCGTCGCCTATTATTAAGGCGTCCCAGTCAAGAATATTGCAGTGTTTAAGCAGTTCCGCTAGTGTTGGTATTCCCGCCACCGGCAGTCTCGACTTGCTTGTCGATTGCTTCGACTGCGATTCGTCTGGCATTAAATTCCTTATCCATTGCTTTGAGCGTTTCCACTGCGTCGTAAAACCCGCTGGCTACGTACCGTGTTGCAATTGTTACGGTTTTACTTAAGGCAGTACCTATCCGCGCTCGTGTTACTGGGTTGTCGTTAGAAATGTAACTTAGCGCGGCCGGCTCTACCGAATCGCCTAGTGCGGCGGCGTAGACGAAGGTAACAACTATGGCATCTAGTTCTGGAACTTCTTCCAGCCTACTTTTAGCGAAGTCATCGGTTCGCACACGCAACTTGTCTAAGAAGGTCTCAGACTTTTTCATCTCAGGATGAATTTTAGCTTCATTATCCATTAGCTATATTACAAACTCGTTTCTTCCAAAGCTGCGCGGCTCTCTTACCTATAGCTTGTTCGGCAGCTTTGCTCCAAACAATCTCGCCTACACTCTCACGTTGTATATCCGCTAGCATGGCTTTGATGACCATACTAGTGTGCTCCATGCCCGTCGCCTCGATCGTCTGCAGTACATGCTCTAGCCGCATTGGTACACACCACTGATCGGCGATAGCTTCTGCGGCCATCAGTACTTGCAGTTGCGCAGGATCTACCACCTTGGGCTGATGTAGGTGCTCAGCAAACTCTGCGCGCTTGTGCTTGGCTATGATGCGCTCACCGTTGTTCTTGCGCAGTTCCATTAGCGGCCTAAGTACTACACCCTCTCGGATATGTCCTGGGCCCATTTTATTGCGTACAGCTTGCCAGGACTCTGCATCGCGCTCGGCATCAATAGCTTCAAGCGTTGCAGGTATCTGTTTGTAATGCACAAACTCAAGACCAGCGGCCCACGCCACTGATTCTGCCGCAGGGACAACTAGCCAGCTCTCCCCAACCTTAACTTCAAATGCTACAAATTTAAGTTCTTTACCATATGTGGCAGACATTTTTTGCATTTTGCCGCCATATACTTCGCCGTAAATTTTTACATCGCCCTCGCCAAATTTCTCAAATGCGCTACGTAGCTCGTCTTGATTAAACAGCTCTATGAACTGCTCGCTCTTAGCGCCGCCAGAGAAGAAACTAAGAAAGCCGCCACTCCAAGTTATGTGCGCCGACGAGTTATGTACGACAAAACCATTAGCTACAAAATTATGTGTTTCCGCTATAGTTAAATCATACCGTGTGTAAAATTCTGGCAATCTGTATATCTGTATTATGCGCAAAACGCATCTCCTTGGGTACGCGTTCCGTTATATCTATGTAACGCGTATGTTGTTTGTTGGCTATTTTTGTACACCAAAATATTAACTCCTCTTCTGAATAATCTCGTTTTAAGAACTGTACTCGCTTATGTACCCATTGAACATTGTCTAAAATGTAACCTAATGTTGAATCTATTCTGTCTAAAGATGCAGTTTGTATACGGTATCTGTCATTATTTGGAGATAGTAGCAACGGCAAACCACTTAAGGCACATTGCCGCTGCTGCTGTAAAAATAACTCCCAACCTTGCTGTATGGTAATATCAAAAACAAAATTACGCTGAGCAGCGCTCTTTGCAAGTTTATGCCAATATGCCCAAGATAGGTCTCCAATACCTTTACGTAATTTTGATCGCTTATAGCAGCCGCAAGATTTTGTTAGACCGCGTTTTACTGAAGCAATTCCGCATTCAAATTCCTTGCCGCAATTACAGCGAAATAGCCATATAGCTTTAGCGTGGTTATCAACTTTTACAAATTTCAAAGCTACTAGACTATTATAAACATTATTAGTTACATCTTGACGTACTGTAAGCGGTTTGCGTGTCAAACCTAATGCTTTAATATTCCTATAAATTGTAGGTACACAAACATTAAAGTGCTCTGCAATATCCACTATTTTTGCCCTGGCCTCGTATAGTTTGCGCAGCTCTACTTCAGATAAACTTTTCATAATTGCTATGCCCTAGATAAATTTAGTATTACCTAAAACTAGCAAACTTTTCTTATACTGTCAATATATCATCCTCTGCAGTTAACTGTGAGGCAATTACCCAGCCGCGTGCTGTTAAAAAAGGATGATCTTCTGTGCACACAATAGCGCTGCCGTCTTCGACAACAATGCGCATCCAACCTAGCCTGATATCGCGTTCTTGTATGACTACTGCGGAGACTGTAGCTGGCACAAATTGTTTTAACTTTTCATCATAAGATAAAATTTCTGTACCAACCGTTATCTGCTCTATAGGTATGTTTGCACCATTTGCAGTTCGTATTAATGTGCCTTTATTAAGGCAGCCATGAATTTTCTCGCTGGCGTAGCACTCTTTGAAGAGCAGTATGCTTTGATCAGCGTACAAATTTTTCACATGAAGATACCCGATTATTTTTCTCCCATCAAATCTACTGCGAGAATCCGATTAGCCCAATCGTCTTCGCTAATTCTTATTTTGTCTGCCAGTAATGTATGTCGCACTGCACGATTTTTGCTTCTGTAGTTTGGGCCAATCTCTACTTGTACGACTATGCGGTTAAACGCGCTACCAGTTTTGAACCAATCTTTTACAGCATCCATACTAGTGTAGCAGTGAAAACCGGAAATATATTGACTCTTACCAGAGCCGTCTTTGACTAGCTTTGCTTCTGCCCATAGCCAGCGGCCTACAGGCAATACGCGCGTACGGCTAGTGCCTCTGCCGGGTATTCCGTGGAAGAGTGTCTTAGGCACTGGGTCATCTCCGCGCCACCCGACATCGAATATCTTATAAGCTTTCATTGCTTTCAAAGCACCATAAAGCTATACGGGTTGCAGCAAGGCTGTAGATCGGCAGTTTCCAGAGTAGCGCAATAGGCGCCGAACAAAAGAAACTAGGGCCGAAGAAGATCAATCCAAGCCAGAAAGCAGTATGGTATGACAAACATACGCGACACTGCAGGCCCTCAGAGATCTTGTGTTTTATATAAGGCCATCTCTTAGGAACGCCAGCGACAAGGTCGCTTGGGGTATAGCTACCCCAAGCGGATATCCTATCAAGCAACTCCCAGAATAGCCCGTCTTTCTTTGTCCAAGCATATGCTAGCGCATGCGCAGCAAATGCAAGGGCAATCAAGTCTAGTAGGCTCACTACCAGTCTTCGCTCTCACGGCGTAAATCGCCAAGGGCAAAGCCTTTAGCGACATTGAATAGCGACCAGACTACACCGACGCCTATAGCGAGCGGTATTAGCATATATAGTCCTGGTACTATTAAAAGCATGAACAGACACGCTAGCACCATAGGGATGCTAACTTTAGCGAATTCACCGAACATGTCATTTTGACCCAAAGGGCCACGGATCATTCTTCGTAGAGGACCGATCAGGTGGCGGATAACCATCAGGCAAATCACGGCCTGGAATAGTCGGTCTGTCGATCGGATAGTTGTTGATTGGGTTATCACCCGGAACCACGGTAGGGCATGGCCGACGGTAAGTCGGTCGTAAACCGGCCCTCTCTAAAAATAATCGCGCATTCTGATTAATTGTCATAAGCTATCTCCGGTGAGCTTCATAGAGCTGGACTCCACTAGTATAATTGCGCTACACTGATTACAGGTAGCTCAAAAGTTCCATTATGATCCAGACGCCTAGCAAAGCTATCCAGAACGGCCTGTGTTCATACCACGTTTTTTCCAAGAACTCGAATTTAGCGAGTTCGCGCTCGGAGTCAGTTTTCATGTCAGATCCTTGGCAGGAGCCTAGTGCCTTAGCGGACACGGCTCAACTTGTAGCATCATTTCTCGACCCAGCGGCGAAGGATATATTGCCAGAAGAACGTATCCGTAGATTGCAGGCGCTATATAACGCAGACAAACTGGATTCGCTGGCGCATTGCCTACCCGTACTGCTGAATCTAAAATCTAAGCCCTATACGCTTGACGATCACTTCCCCTTTGAAGAACTTTTCCGTTTCCGGATGCCTGCGTCGATCGTCTATAAGACCGGTCGGCAGGTTTCAAAGTCTACGTCCCTAGCTGCTCATGGTGTGGTGCTATCTGCATCACGTCCCAACTTCACAACCCTATACGTTACGCCGCTGTTTGAACAGGTCAGGCGTTTCAGTACTATGTTTGTGCAGCCGTTCATTGATGAGTCACCTATTCGTCAGTTATGGGTGGGAACAGAAACGGTTAATAGCGTATTGCATAGAAGCTTCAAGTCACGATCTAAGATGATCTTCTCTTTTGCGTTTTTGAACGCCGACCGCTGCCGTGGTATCTCGGCCGATAAAGTAGCGATCGATGAAGTACAAGACATGAATCGCGAGCATCTGCCTATTATTCGCGAAACAATGTCGGCTTCTAAGATGTCACTGAAACAGTACACCGGCACACCGAAAACCCTTGACAATACGTTAGAGGGGTTATGGCATGAGTCGTCGCAAGCCGAGTGGTTTATACCATGCCTACATTGTACCACTGATGGGCATCCAACTTGGAACATTCCAAGTACGGAATTCCATCTGGAAAAGATGATTGGTCCGTACCGTACGGACATCAGTGAAAAAGCGCCCGCCACGATTTGCTATAAGTGTGGCGGTATTATTTCACCGCGCATGGGGCGCTGGGTACACAGATACCCAGGGCGCCTATGGGATCAGGCTGGCTATCACGTGCCGCAGATTATAATGCCGCTGCACTATGCGTTTCCTGCTAAATGGGCAGAGCTACTAGCCAAGCAGGCCGGCCGAGGAAACACCCCGATTAACGTCTTTTACAACGAAATTCTAGGTGAGTCCTACGACACGGCCGCAAAGCTCGTAACACTGACCGAATTGGATACTGTTTCTACTCTAGGTCCCAATACCGACGCAGCCACTGTGGGGCGCTTGCCAAATTACCGGATGAAGGTTCTAGGGGTAGACTGGGGAGGCGGCGGTGAAAAGCAGATTAGCTTTACCACGTTAGCGCTTGTTGGTTTACGTTTTGACGGCGGTATTGATGTAATATGGGGTAAGCGATTACTCACGCCGCACGATCACCTTCGTGAAGCGCGGGATGTAATGCACTACTACAACAAGTTCAAGCCGGACGTTATAGCGCATGACTATACCGGAGCTGGCTCACTCCGCGAAACGTTCTTGGTGCAGGCTGGCGTACCAGCGCGTTCCGTAATGCCTTGCATGTACGTTCGCTCTGCAAGCCAGAAGCCGTGTTACCACGTTGCCCCGACGGTACAGCATCCTCGATCACATTATCGAATCGACAAAAGCAGAACCTTACTGCTGACATGCGCAATGATTAAGTGCGAAAAGCTGCACTTCTTCGATAAGGACTTTACCTCTAACGAAGATGCTGGGCTTATACGTGATTTTTTAGCGCTTACAGAAGACAAGGTTAATACGATGGCGGCCGGCGAAATCTATCGCATCGGCCGCCAAGAGGGTTTCTCAGACGACTTCGCGCAGTCAGTCAATTTAGGTTGTACTGCGATCTGGCACCGGACAAATGTATGGCCACGGTTAGATCAGATTGCACAGTACAATATCACTGATGAGCAACTGCGGGCGGCGTCGCCGGCTGTTGATTCTGACTGGGATGATGCGCCGATTGTGTAACGCCTGTGGCTAGCTGTAGGGCAGACATTCCCACCGGTCGGTGAGAAGCATGCCGCTCGCGCATTGGCAGAGTGATACGGCTGTGCGCATCGCAGTAGTCAAGCAGCGCAGCCACGTCAAGCTTCAAGAGCTCAACGGTAGCTTCCAGCGTAGTGATACGTTCGTTCGACGTATCGCCTACGGCCTGCACCAGGGCAGGCGTGGTTTGTGTGGTGGTAGTTGGTGTAGCTACGGCAGCGGCCGTAGTGGCTTGGACCGGGCTTGCAGGGGCAGGCACCACCGTCGCGACTGGAGTCGTAACTGTTGATGCTGCGGCGGCAAGGGTGGCGGCTCGGGCTGCTCTGGCGGTTACGCGATTGGGCCAACGCGCGTCAGCCAGGTGCCTGGAATTCCAATTGTGTAAGAAAATCTGGCCCAGCAAGTAGTTAACCCGCGAAGCGCTACGGATTCCGGCTAGAAGCTCCAGATGGTTGAACGTTAAAGCGCCGCCATTAGTCATGCGACGAGCAGCGAGAGCGCGCAACGCTGCGGCGTCCCACTTATTAGCTACAGCGATGTAGCTGTAGAGGCGATTTAGGCTCCAGTGCATGCCTGCGGCCAGGAGGCAGAGCGCCTGATCTCCGTATACCGAAGTGGCTTGTACGGAGCGAATCTGCACCGCGATCGCATACTTTGCGATAACATTGTCTTCGCGTGCGGTGCTGTCTTGTGCGACCAACTGAGTGGCCAACTGTGCAATTGCTTGTGGGGTCATTAAACCCTCCTAGAAAAAATGTGAAAAACCTGAAACTTGAAATTAGATCAAACAGTCCAACAAGTCGAACTCGTCGCTGTCGATTCCATCGTACTGACATTCGCTGAAAGGCTTCTCCAGATGCGGACTGCCAACGAACAGCTGTGCCGAGGTGGCCAGCTCCTCCATTAGCGAAGTGTCCCAGTTGAAGTGCTCCAGCAAGCGTTCCGCGTTGTAACACGAACCGCAATAAGGCTTGTTGAGAAACGTTTGCGTCGCGTCGTTGCTGCATTCTGTGCAGCGTGTTGCCGTCGCTTCAATCATTTTCTTTCTTTCCTTCTGTTGCAAAGTTCCACAGCATATCGGAAGGTCCTTGCTCTGCCAGCAGTTTACGTGCTGCTGCTAGAGACGGATTCTCGATATGTTGTGACGTGTCTACTATAGATCCGAGGGGACAAACAATAGGCGCATCGTTGATCCTGCAGCACCTGCAGGTACCGCCGAATGCAACGATGCGCCAACCTTTTACGCAGCCGCGCTTAAGCGGACGACGCTCAGCCATAAACGGCCACGTTATTACGTCGGTAGCGTACCGAGACTGCTGAGCGTACTAGTCTCTGATCGCTCCGATCGCTAACTGGCTCTCCGGCATACTCATCGCTGCCCAGCACCGGCTTACCGCCGTTAGCGTCGCGAACAGCGCGAAGTTCGGCAAGGGTAGCTGCCTCGGCCGCGGCGAGCTTGTACTTTAACCCTTCTTTTTCCTCTCGTGCAGTCAGCGGAGGCAGTACCGGAGGCGCGGCCAATGCGCACTCAAAATGCGCATGCTTACCCATAGGTTGGCAACAATGCTCGCAGTGCGTGTATTTACGTTGCGCTGTTCGGCCATGTTGTCCTGGCATTGTTTTTACTTCCGTACAATTACTGTTCACTTTAATACTCCTTTTCTACGAGTTGCGGAGCTTATAGCCCCTGTGGTTGTGGAGACAGTTTGGCAACACTTGCCTAATCGTTGTCTCCTACTGCGTCATCGCACTTTCGAGTGCGATTACGGCTTCTTCGTATTCCTTGCACCGGTCAGCGGGTAATGCTTTTGACATGTCGTGCTCTGGAATCGCGTCTAGGACTGGCTCCCATTTCGTCTTTACTTCACACATGTGTTGTGTTAAAGCTCGCATGTCGGCAATCATGTCGCTGATTTGCTCATCTGTAAGCATGAGTTTCCTTAGGATAAGTTTGACGCAGCCGCTCTATTATGAGCACTAGCTGCTGTAGTTCACTTAAGTTAGTTGGTGACATGCAACAACAGTACCATGCCACCAATACAGGACGAGGAGCGTTTTTGATAAGCCCCAGATCGTTCGGAAACGGATAGGATACTGACGTGAACGCATCCTGATTCCAAAAGAGCCTAGTCTCAGCCGACGTTAATAGCCACTGAGGCCGGCTTCTTGACTTTCGCCTCGTCACGTTCGTACCGCTTGACTCGTCGATAGGTTTGCGTGTCACGGCCGCCAGGCATTTCTTCCAGAAGCGCGAGAGCTTTTGGCTTAGCCAATTTACCGCTGTTAACATCGGCCCAAATTCCTTTGTTTGATAGCATTCGATCTACTTTCTAAAAGAGAAGGGCCCCGGTTGTAGCCGGGGCCCTTGTGTGTATTGATTTGAATGTCGGCTATGCGGTGATAGCCTTTGCCGCCTTGGCCATCGACGCGACCAGTAGCGCGTCTTCATGGATCTTACCGTCCGGGCCGCGTAGGCCGCGTACGGTGCTCTTGGAGAGGTTGTACGCTGAAGCAATGGCTGCGACGCTCATGTCCTTCAGTGGCCCCTCCGTCGCGTTGTGGGGCTTGGTGGGGTCCGTAGCCGTCTTGTTCGCCTCCCACTCAAGGAAAGCCTTAGCGGCCGAGTGGTACTGCTGGAACACCTTGCACGCCGGTCCGCCGTCCAACCACATATCGCAGGTCTTGCAGATATTGTTGCCAGTACGGCGCTGCGCGGCTGCGAAGCTCTCCTCGGTATTGAGGCGAGCCATGAAGCAGCCTGCCTCGTGCAGAAACGCGTAAGCCACTTGTAAAGTACCCGGCGGAGGGGAATACTTCCCGGTAGCGTCTCCCTTGGTATACTTCCCAAAGAATTCAGTCTTGCTGGGCTTGGACTTCTTGTACGTCTGATGACTCATGTGTTCGTTCCTTTGGTAATGAGGCTAGTAAAGCCTCCAGTGCGTTTGGACCTACACCACGTAGTGTAGACTCTTGTAATCTCCACCAATGTTGACCGGATATCTGAGGCCGGACTATCTCCATGTGCTCGCACACAAACTCTACTATCGCGTGCGCTTGTGCATCAGATAAGTTACTCATCATAAATTACCCTTCCAGAATATTGTGTACATTTACCGTCTGTGAATACATGCTTCCAGTGTGCGTCATCTTCTCCAGTGACATAGACTGTGGAGCCATCTTTCACGAACGGCGCTATGGCGGCGTAGAGAACATCATCTGAACCTAGTTTCTCGCCAAGAAAGTAATCAACTGTGACATCTCCATTTGGGCGCACAGTAGCACTATAACGCCAGTTGCGTAACGCATCTACTATGTCGGTATAACCATCGATGCTGCGTACCCAGCAGTAGGATTTATTGTTGTAATGCAAGTCATTAATCGCTTCCAAGCAGCCAGCGACATTATCCCTAGGAATAAACATGTCTACGGCTACTTTAATATTGTATCCCACTAATCCTCCTTAGAGTTTTATCTTAATCCTGTTGTTGTCATCCAGTTGGAAACCAAGTTCTTTTGGTACGGCTTCGTACAGATAAACTGTTCCAGTATCTTTAAAAGACAGCAGATACCATTTATCTCCATTGTCCTCGACACCCATTACGTTTACGCCAAGGCGATCTCGCACCAGTTGTAGTTTAAGGACGGTTGTGTTGTCTTCGTCACCTAAAATTTCCAGTCTCACTTTTGTTCTCCTAGCTTTCTAGCTTGATCTTGCTGCCCTGAAGTTGAAAACCAAGTCTTTCCGGTACAGAGCCTGATAGACGAACTGTTCCATTTTCTGTAAAAGTCAGAAGATGCCATGTATTTCCATCGGCATCGTGACCCAGCACGCAAATGCTGTCACCGTCACGCCTCAATTGTAGTTTCATGGTGGGCTTGACCTTGTCATCTAAAATTTCCAGTCTCATTTTTTGTTCTCCTTAGAGTTTTGAAGTTTCTTGTTTAGCATTGCCCTATAGCGCAGCCCTGTTAATACGTTCCAAGGGCCATCTATGCGCTCTTCAGCGCCTAAGCGCGTATGCGCAGGAGTATTACCCCGTGCATGTTGTTTACGTTGCGCGCTTAACCGTTCCGCTGAAGGCGGATGTTCTCGATCTCTAGCGCGTCTTGCCATGTCATCGAGACCCATACTACCTACGTATATTTACTAGTATGATTATGAAGAATATGACTATGGGGATAATGCAACCCCAGGCGGCTATCGCAGAGGAATAAGCCGCATGCCGATCCTGCTCTTCATTGTCACGATGCTGCGTTGGTGTCAGCGTCATCAGTTTTCTCCTCTGGTAACGTTACTCGACGAAAATCTCTCGAATTATACGGGCCTTGCTTAACCCTAGCTTCAGCCTCTGCGCGCGTTGCTACGGATTCTCCTATAGGTGTAGGAGAAGAGTGCATACAACCATCGACGTCTTCAAGCAGTACATAAATGTGGTCCATCAGCTGTCTTCTCCGTACATATCGTTCCAATCGTTATCAAAAAATCCTTATTTTTAAGGTATTGCCTTACAAGGCTAAAACGAACAAAGTCTAACAAATCATCCATGTCCATGGAGTCTGTAACATCTGCCGCCAACTTTATACAATTTTTTTCAGTGTTCTTCATATTTCCTTCCCGCCAGCGGCTTCCGTTTCAGTCTGAAGT